CTCTGGCACGATTGATTCTTACAAACTCAAAAGATACTATGTCACTCTTCATAAGCGTTACTCCTTAAATTTCAGTTTGATACCAAATCATCATTCTTCGTTTTTTATAACATTCTTTAAGAAAAAGTTTTAAATGTTCATAATCTTTTCCATCTGAATATGCTGCATACGTAAATATTTTACCAGTAAAATCAATGTCTTTGATAAGGTTGTATATCTTTCCACAAGTCGTATATCCACACTTTCCTCCACAATCAGATTGAAAAAGAAAGTCAGCAATGTCTTCGTCCTCATTTTTAAAGCGTTCATCTGCTAAAATATTATTTATTCTCTCGTTGTATTTTTTAGGATCTAATATAGCCATGCTCGTATTTGCATACGCTTCTCCTAATTCTTTATCCCAAGAACTTGCGATATTGGCTCTTAAATTATTAAAACCGATATATCCCATATCAAATGAATAATCAGATTTTTTACTTGTTAAACACACTCCCATTTCATTGTTCCTTTCTGTGCCAAATCCATATTTTGTCTAATACTCACTATCGCACCGACTATCAATCATCATTGCAACAAGCAGAACAATCACAGTCAGTACAGCTTTCCATGCATCATTCATTTTTCACAACCTCCCAGTCGATTTTCTGACCACAATTTTCACAATATTTCTTTTTCCGCTGGTCATGAATTCTGTCATGTACAATAATTCTTTCTCCAACAACTGATTTGCATTTAGGACAACGCCAGAAATTGTTTTCAGTCTGTTTTATTTCTCCACGCCCATCTGCATAGTCAATAGCCATACAACCTTTTTCATACATACTTAAAATTGGATTATTTCCGCTCTGCTTCTCTCTTGCTTCCAACAGGGATTTAAAAGTAAATTCATGTTTTACACATTCGTCCTCAAACTGTATGTATTCCCTGATATGGTCGATTGTCAGATTGCGTTTAGATAATTCAGATTCAAGGTCTTTGTATTTCTGTACTGTTTCAAGTGCCTTTATTGCCATGTGGTTTGCTTCATAATCACTGTCAAGAAATTTGGATTTATTTTCTTTATCCTCCAACTTCATAAATAATCTCATGCACTTCAATCTTTCGATTGCTTCATTCTCTGTCATTTTCCACAGCTCCCTTCATAAATTCTCTGCGCAACCGCCTTTGCCCTATAAAAGTTTATACATTCTTCCAACGATAAATTCGTATCGTTTGTTAAAATGTCCAACTTTCTTAAAAGCTCTTTGACGGTCATTCTGATTTTTACAGATAGCGGAAGTGATTGCATCTGATATAAGTCTGACATTGTGTGTTTATTTTCCATTCTGTATTACCTCCGATACTTCCTCTGGCATATCCCCATTTAGGTCAATCCAGATGCCCTTATGGTCAAATAATTCTTTCCGCATATTGCATACCTGCACAGCATTTTGGTTATCCAACGCATACACATTATCCATAACCCTGTTCAGTCTTTTAGTGCTGTACCCTTTATTACTCATAAGATATTCGCAAGCCAATAAGCAGTAATCAACCATAATTCTTGTGCAATTTTCTTGATTGTTTTGAATTGCGATATCTACTACATTCTTAGCGTTTACAACCGCCCGATTCTTAAGAACCCACCGCACTTTATCCTTTAGCATACATCTGATTTCTTCTCGCCGTTCTTCGGATAAATCGGTCACATCATGTTCTGCCACGTAAGATAGAAGTTTCGCAATCTCGTTAGCAGACCAGTTTTCAATCTTCCAAAGTGTATAAGACCATTCTACTCCCATTCTCCAATACGGCGCTCTTTCGTTTATTTCTGTTCCGTCTGCCTTTGTCTTTTTCAGAGATTCATACGCTCTCATGTTCAATAGCAGTTCGGATTTACTTCTTTGTCGCATTTTATCAACTCCTTATAGCGGTTCTGTGTAGATTTCATCGTTACTACCCACCAATTCTTGTATGTTTACTCTTAGTCCACTGTATTCTCGATTTTTTAAAAAAGTCTCTGTATCAAAAAAATATAGATTCCCTTTTGTGTCAGTTGCCATACTTACGCGATTATTCTGTAGTGTATTTGCTAATAACAGCAACATTGCCTTAATCTGTTCTTTTGCTTCTTCTTCCATTTTTACCTCACTTCCCATTACCTCATTGACGGTAATTTAATCAATTCTGACCGATTCTGTGATGTTACAGATGTATCATAGCTGTACGGCTTGTGCCGGAAACTTTCCTTTGCATCATCCGTACATTTCATACTTTGCATCTGACCTCTTGCACTGTCTCTTGTCAACTGTTCCGCAACGCTAAGATTTGTTCGTCTCATGCTTCCCCCTCTTTCTGACCGCCCATGCTGTACATTCAGTTAAATCACAACCTCTGCATTTTCCAACCTTATACGCGTAATCACATTTGTAGGTGTGCCAACAGGTAAATCATTCAGATTCATGTTATTCCCAAGCCTTTCTCTATCTTGCCATAATCGTAATTATTTTGTTCTTTATGATTAAAGCTGTTCCTGTTATAAGCAGTCTTTTTCTCTTTATTCTTGGAATCCTGTATGCACCTTGTAACCATTTTAGATTCATCAAACGTGTATGCCTTATTCTTTTTCAAACCCAACATGGATTTTTCATCCGTGTAATCAGTTGGCACGTATCTGTCAGATTGTATGTAGTTGTGCATTTTCCAATGTTTTATCACTATGATTCCACTGTCAAATGTCAGTACGAATGACTTAGCAATCAACAATCTAAAATCATCATCAGAAGCACCGCACATTCGTTGAATCTTCTTCGGATTGTTGACAAATCCGTCATCATCAGCGTTCATGGATAAATGAAAGTAAAGCATCTGCGTACTACTTGGCATCTCTAAAAATGCATCACTTTCAGTTATCTTCTTAGCAAACATCCTGCGTTCTGCCGTACTAATCACTTCCTTACTTCAAGTTCTTTGTCTTAATTATTGCAAAAGTTCTGGATTGTCAAATATGTTGCCGATAACCTCAAAATGTTCTATATCTTTTGAATAAGCAATCATCTCAATAATAGGTGATACACATACACTTCCATCAGACTTTGTAATTTCTACAGACCAACCGCCATATTCATACTGAATACGCCCAGTATATGCTTCTGAATTAGCATAAGCGTCATAATCTATATAGAATTGTTTGTGAATAATGTCATTTTCCCAGATCAGATTGCCGTTCTTGTCCTTTAATCCTGTGCATTGGCAGATTGTATCTGGAATTACTTCGTGCATCACAATTATTCTTCCGATCTCATTCTTAACATTTACAACATTGCCCACAGGATGTATGTAATACTTTCCATTGGAAACAATAAGATTTCCAGTAACCCAAACATTGTTAAATTCTCCTTTTTCTTTTGGAGTTGTCTTAGCTTTATACAGATATCTATCTTCCATATTTTTTGCCTTTTCCTTTCTTGTAAGAAATCATCTGACCGTATTTCTTTGGTGGTGTTCCTGTATCTAATTGAATTTTTCTGAATACTCTACAATAGTAGTCGTAAACCTGTTGAAATTTATTGTACATTTTCAACGCTCCTTTTCCTATTCGTTGTCTCCACATTCTCTTTCTATTATTTCAAAATCTCTTTTTGGTAATCCTAAAATTTCTACGTATTCATAATAAGGACACCAATCTACAATAACTCCATCTTTTTGATAGATCGTGAGTTTTTCATCATGAAAAATACCTCTATTGCTAAACATCTGTATACGTTCTGGAAAATTTCTCTTCAAAAGAGAAATAATTTCGTTAAGAATGTCCATTTTTGTCAACACTCCTTTAACCGTTTTGCTATCTCGTCAATCTTTTCTTCTTCTAAGATTGTGAAAGCATATTCTTCCTTGATAGCTTTTATAGTGTCATCAACAGCCTTGTTATAGCCCAACTTAAACATATTTACATCTTCAATAGTCAGATTTTCAAATGAATCAACCATTGTCTTAGCAACTACGTTCACGAGCTTCTTGACATAATCCTGAACTTCAATATCAATAGTTTCAATCTCCATCGCTTTCACCCTCTTTCAACAATTTCTTAAATTTCTCAAACTGCTTTTCCGATACCTTATTACCCTGCTTATCCGCTCTGACAGATATCGTAAGGTGCTTATCTGCAATACTGGATAATTCCCTTGCAAGGTTCTTTCTGCCCTGTTTGATGCCGTCACGATAGCCTTTTTGTGGTCGGTATTCATCAATCTGTGCTTTTCCCTCTCCCTGGCTACCGCTTGTCTTGTTACGCAACTGATAGCCATAATCGGCATAGGCTTTAATATAGTGCTGTTCCTGCTTATCCAGTTCTGATATTGGAAAATTCAGAAACCCGATTTTCCAACCGTGATGGTTATCATCAGCGTATAACCCATGTTTTTTTAGACTAAGGTCTATATGCTGATATCCTACAAGGTGTCCTGCTAATCTCTGCAAAATATGTACCGCCTGCCCGATATAAGCGTATCGAAAGCCGTTTTCATCAACTCTGGTCAGAAAATAAATACCGCTGTTATCATCAAGGTTCGGATTTACCTGTAATAGCTTTTTACGGTTCTTCTGCTCGATTGCATACCGTTGTCGTGCATTTGAAAAATCTGCTTTACTCAAATAAATCACACTCCCTAATTAAATGGTAACTCTTCGTCTATTCCGTCCGGTATATTCATAAATCCGTCATTCTCCTGCGTACTCGGACTATCATTACCACCGCTGTTACTGCTTTTACTCTCTGAAAACTCTATCTGCTCAACAAGGCAGTCATTTGTGTATACCGTCTGACCGTCCTTGTTCTTATAGCTTCCAGTCTGCCAACGACCATGAATTTCAAACTTAACGCCCTTGCGACCGTATTTTTCGATAAATTCAGCAGTTTTACCAAACGCCACGCAGTTAATAAAATCTGCATTTGCCTGTCCGTCCTGTTTGAATCTGCGATTTACTGCAAGGCAGAATTTTGCAAATGGCTTATCTGCCGCATACCTTACTTCTGGATCTCTTGTCATTCTTCCTGATATATCTACACTGTTCACTGTATTTCTCCTTTCTCTACTACTTCTAACTGTTCTCTTAACCATTTCACCTGTTTTTCTTCATCAGATATTTTTTTATTAATTGATTCAGCGAAAATACTTCTAGCAAGAAAATCATCTTTTTCAAGCAATATAACAGCGTTCTCGATTTGTTTACCAATATTTTCTTTACTTATTTTTTTCCAATAAAAACCTATAGGGCGTACATGCAACCAATAAGTCTTAGGTTTCTCGTCAGCTTCACACTCTTCAAACTGAATAAATGGTTTACCATTATATGGTTCTTCCAGTATATAAAAATACAATTTCATTGACTTAATCCATCACTTTCTCCTAAAACGGACATTCATCCGCATTTCTAAGTTCCCATTCCATACCGCCCTGTGCAACGCTCACATTTGCACTAGGAACGATTTTACGAATCTCTTCAATAATTCTATCCTTATCGCAAGTTTCTTTCGCTGTGTGGCACAATATGACGTTCTGCAATGCATCTGACTTATTGGTTTCTACAATACCTTTGCAAGTTTCCAATTCGCAATGCCCTAGAATCTTATGTTCGTAATTTGGGATATCCCTGTCCACCATATCCGCTATGTAGTTGCACTCAATCAGCATGTGATCTACCGCCTGTTTCCTAAAACTGTAAGGACAATACTCCATGTCTGTCATGTATAATAGCTTCTGTCCGTCTGCCTTGATGTAAAATCCGTAATTGGTAGTTCCGTTATGTGGCAACTGGAAACACTGGATTGTGAAACTGTCGTATTTCTGCATCTTCGGATTTTCTTCTTCGTATGGTTTCCATACTGGAATACCTATTTTTTCTATTGCGTCTGCGCTTTTGCTGTGGTCTTTATGGATGTGTGAAACCACACACCCAACCACATTTCTGATGTTCCAGTCCAGTCCTCTCTTGATATCCATAATCAATACACCAGAGTCAAGAATAAGGGATTTACAGTTGGAATTTGTTAGTATGTAGCAGTTACCGCTACTGCCTGATGCTAGACAGCGTAATCTCATGATTCAACCTCTTTCCCAATATCTGAAAACCGATAATAGATTTTATTCTCCGCATAATAGTCGTTGTAATCGCACTGTTTGATGTAATACCAGAGTTTCTCGTGACCTAATTCAAGAAAATCTTGCCAGTAATCTGTAGTCTCATAATCTGGTTTTACGAGTTGTCTAAAACTCAATTCGTCAATATCTTTGCTTTGTGACACAAACAAGGCTATGTTCATTATCGTTTCAAACGTAAAGTCTTCTGTTACTACATAGACTACTCTAACCTTTTCGTTACCAGTCCTGTGAATATGCTGTAACTGTGAAAAACTGTTCGGATGATATACGACTCTTTTGCAATCATAAAAAGGGAATGTAGTTTCATCTGTCATGTAGCTTGTATGCATTTCAAGTGGAATACCGTCCAAAATCTTAAATAAAGTTCTGTACCACTCAACGTTTTTTTCATATTGGAATAAAGGGTCGCCGCCGCCAGAAACAGAAACTATATTGTATTTCTTTACAGGATGCAAATATCCATACAAATTTTTCAATCCATCAATAGTAGTTTTGGGAACTGCTATATTGTTTGTTTTGGTAATGCAATATGGGCATTTCCCGTGGCATCCAAAATTTGTTATGATACTCAAATATTTTTCACTCATGATTTACACCTCACTATCTTCTGGAAACTGAAAAACAGCATTGTTAATATATTCTACTTTTGACGGTTGATTATCTGCTTGCACCACAATACCGCATTTCTTTAATCTTTCAAATTCCTTCGCCGCATCTTCCGAAATATCAACATTCTGCATTACGATAGGCATACCGATATATGCATCTCTAAGCATTTCCATAGCTTTCTTTGCTTTTTCCTCCGAACTATAAAGTGCTATATATTTAGGTCTCTCATGTAAAGCAAAGTATGCTACGATCTCCCATCTGTCTAATCCATCTCCATATATTCCAACATATGATTCTTCTAAAGTAACAGAATCATAAGGAATATCTATTGTTCCGTCCTGTGAAATTATTCTCATACCCTATTCCCCCATAAAGCTAGGTGTTTCTTCTACCTCTGTTGCATCTGTGTCAATTGCTTCTGTTGCTTCGTCAAAGTCTACTGAATTAGCGTTCTCGGCGATATCTTCCTGTGCCAACTGATAAACTTTGTCCATTTCAATCTGCGCCTGTCTTGCCATAGGGTCATAATTCTTAGGATATTTACGTGTTGCATTGTTACACATCTTCCTCTGAATCATGCTTTCTGGCGTGTCAAGCCATGCACCGCTGATATATGGTCTGGCTACTTCACACTGCAACATATCATCCACTGTCGCACACGCTCTTAAAGCATCCAAGATTTCATTTTTCTTAGCCTTGATTTCCTCTTTCTGCTTAGGAGTTGCTTTGTATCTATCCTCACAGATACCAAAAGTGGCATTCATCATGTTTTGCTTGACGTGTGCTAAAAGGTTGACCTTAACGCTGTCTCTGTCTGCCATAAGGTATGTTACTGTTCCGTCTGTAAGTTTTACAGGATATACAACTCTTACAGCCTTACTTGACAATCCTTTTTCTTCCCACTCTGGCGGCGTAACTTCCAGCCCTTTATGCATGGGCGGTATATATTCGTCTCCTTCTTTTATGACCCAAAACGGATAAACCTTGTCAACGTCTTTTCCGTAGTTGGAAAGCAATGAGTCATAGCCTGTTCCCTCGATACCCATTTCAACAACTTTTACCCATTCATTACCTTGCTTAACGCTTCGTAACTGGAAGTAACACTCTCTCGGATATGCGCTCGCATTCAGTTTAAGGCTTGCACACTGCTCTACAATCTGTCTAAGGTTGCTTGTATCAATGCTCCTCATGTCTGCCTTATCATCATTCTTAACAAGTGTATAAATGCTTGTCATAGCTTCCATTGCGCATTTTTTTGCGTAATCATCAAATTTTACCCCACATGATTCATAATCTCTTGCAATAAGTCCTGTGATTTCATTTGACCACTGGCTTAATGATGTTGTAAATTCTTTTTTCTCCGCTAATGCCTGCTTTGTATCTGCCATAATTATTCCTCACTTTCATTCTTCTTCATTTCTGCTAACATCTTATTTGCATCTTCCAGTGTGAGAAGTGCATATTGAGAACCGATTGTACCTGGAGCTGTAAAAAATTCATCAATCCAATACAGCCTGTCTCCAATTTTGCACGGAATAACTAATAATCTGCCCTGTTCCTCTAAATCCTCATAATATTTTAATTTTTCTGCAAGGCGCAAAATTTTTACCATTTCCTGCGGTGTAGCTTCTACTTCTAAATCAAAAGTAAATGCCACACCGCCTTTATCACTTGTTGTTGTAAGTCTTTCCATTTAACCCACCTCTAATTTTTCATTTTCATTCACAATCAGCATAATCAACTGTGAATCAACCATTTCAGCAACCTTTGCCTGGTTATCATCGTCGAGTGACTCCGAATCATCAAGGAACACTGGCGTGCTGATTCCACACATTTTCTGAATTGAATTACATATATCCACTCTTCCTAAAATCCTGTTGCCCTTGTTGCTCATGGTGGTAAGAATTGATTTACCCTCTACAGTAGGTATGCAAACAGATTTATAATTACCGTTCTTAGCTGTGTCAAATAACTGCCATTTAACTAATGAGAAGTTGTTATTGACCGCATCTGTCAAGGCTTCATTTTTAGCCCTGTCTAACTTGTCTAGCAATTCAAGTATCTTCTCACTGTTGGTCTTAGACTGCTCTAAGTCCTGCTTCTGGTTTCTCAATTCTTCCAGTCTGGCTTCATCCGCTTCTGTATTCGTAGCAGCTATCTTCTTTTCGACCTCTGCAATCTGCAATCTAATTTCAGATTCTTCCATTTTCAAGGACTTCTTAACATCTGACAAAGATGTAGACTGTTTCAGTAATTCTTCCTTGCGAACAATTTCAGCCTGTACAGCCTTGTAATCTTCCCTGTCGTGGATATCAACATACTGTGGGATAGACTCTAACTTTGCGGTCATTTCTTCGTATTCTTTATTTACAGTGTTCAAATTTTCGTTTAAATTAGATAATGACTGTTCTTTATCTTTTAATAACTGCTGTTCTTTTTCAATCTCTCCTTTAACCTTGAATCCGTCCGTCTCAATTTTACCGATTCTATCAGTTTTTGACTTTTCAAAGGTTTCCATGAGATTCTTAACATCTTCTTCCGGCAACTCTCTGTGGCAGGTAGGGCAGATAGCCGTATTTGAGTCAAATTTCTCTGCCTTGACCGTTTTCCATACATTCCGCAGTCTTTTCTTTTCCTCTGTCAATTCTGTAATCTTCTTATTGCTGTTGGAAATTTCATTCTCTGCAATCCTGATACTGGATTTCAGACTGTTGTTTTCAACGCTCTTATTCATCATGGTTGCCCTAAGTTCTGCCCTTTGAGATTCTAACTCACTGTTAGCCGTATTCTGCATTTCAGACAGCTTCATTTGCAACTGCATGATATCCTGTGTAGCCTTATCATACTCTGCCAGTAAGTTTTCATTCCCATTCTGCTTGTAAAGGTTCTGTTCAAGCTGTTCATGTAATGCATTTTTCTGTAAGACAATTTCTGCTGTGTCAATATCGGATTTAATCTGAATATCACGTTCTTTTTCCTTAATCTGACCGTCCAAAATTTTAGAATTTGTGTTGTAATCACTCTTTACTTTCTGATTCATAGCCCGAATTTCATCTGCTTTGTATTTTTCAAGCAAAGGAACAAGTTCATGTAATTCAGAATTACTACTTGCAAAATCAATGTCTGATATTTTACTGACAAATTGGAACAAAAATTCTCTCATTTCGGTAGGTTTCTGGTTAATAAAATCATTGATATTGCTACACATTTTAAACAGCTTCATATTCACATCAAAGTACTCATTAAACGCCTTTAATGTTTTTGGAACGCTATTAATGTAATATGAGTTAGTATCGCTTACAGTTTCAACAACAATGCCATCTTTTACTGCTTCACCATATGTGCGCTTCTGCATTTTCTTAGCCGTAACTTCCTTACCGTCAATATCCAGTACTGCTGTGACTGCTGTGTCCATATCGTCTACGCTCTTTCCGTCAACTGTTCTTCTAACCACTGGATTATCCGATAAATCGTAGTCGCAGTTAAAAAGAAGCCATGTGTAGGCATTTACTATACTGGACTTGCCCTTGCCATTCTTCCCCATAATTCTTGTCAGTTCCGAGAAATCAAATTCTGCCTGTGCATACATCATGAAATTTTCAAGAATCAGCTTCTTTAATCTTATTTTCATTCCAACTTCTCCCTACTCTGTATAATTCATTGCATCTTCTGAATCAAACAGTTTCTTTTCTTTCTCTGCCTGCTTGTTTGCTTCTTTATAAAATCCCATGATTCTTAATGCGGTCTTTATATTGCAAAAGTCCGTATTAACGATATAGTCAACCGCCGCATCAACTCTGCTCTCTAAAGCAACTAACTGCTCATACCGTTCCTGTGAAATAGTGACCGTATCGCATGATTTAGCCTTAATTAAATCTTCCATATCTATCTCCTAATATTCAAATTCGATAACAATTCTCGGGTTGTATCTGTTGTTGCTAAAATCAACAATTTCGTAAAAATCAACATCTTCATCAAATTTAGCATCTACAGTTACTTCCTGTGTGTTATTTTCGTCTTCTCTGTCAAATTCAGCTTCTACATCAGTTGAAAATTCAGCTTGTACATGAAATTCGACTTCTGTGTCTCCTTTGTGTTTTGCCAATTCCTGTATTAATTCATATACTGTCACGTTCTCACTCTCCTAACTTCAATTCATTCCCAGACAATTCGTAAACTGTCTTAGTCCGTCCATCTTTCTCATACTGCCTTGACTGGAATCTTCCTTTTATAGTAACTGTCTGCCCTATTTCCAAATTCTTTGCAAATAAAGCATTTACTGACCACACAATACACGGTATGCAATCTGTTTTTCCATTCTTCCGTGAAGATACCACTAGCAACTCTGCTATATATCTTCCACTTTGGGTCTGTCTGAAAACTGGTTTTTTGACAATAACACCTGTTATTTCTGTGTGGTTTCCATCTGCTTCAAATACCATTGATATAGATTCTACATGGACAAATAACTCTAAGTGCGTCCGTTTTCCGTCAAACACTTGCCTACTATGTATAGCACCTGTTATTTTATGTACCGTTCCATTTGAAATCTGATTTGCAATCCCCTGTTCTGCGATGCATGGAATAATGTCCTCATATCCGCTTAATCGTCTAACAATCATTTGAAAGCTGTAGAATCGGATTTTACCTACAGTGTGGCTGTATTTAGGTTTTTCATTCATCCTGCCGCATAGCGTTATCCTGTTCATCTTCCAGCTCCCTTCTGATGTTGAATGCCAGTAGGGAAACAAAACCGCTGTTCGTTTTGAACTCACTCCCGATATACTTTTTGTAGGTAGGAGTTCTTGAGTCCGCAAGTTCTACTGTGCGCGTTACAACTTTATGGACTGAACCGCCTGTAATTCCATGTTCAGACGCAATTTCGTCATACATATCCTGTAGTTTCTTTGTCGGATTTATTATTTTTCCTACAGTCAGTTCCACGATATAGTAGAATCCACGCATACTGGGTTCTATTCCCATAGATATCAAGGCATTCTCAATTTTTCTTAGCCTGTTGTCCATGACTATCCCTCTTCTACTTCAAATCCGACTACATGACCGTCATTGATAAGAACGCCAACGCCTAAGTCCTCACACATTTTTTCTACTTCTTCAATTGTAAAATCTCCCATATCTGTTTCCCTTTCTTCTTATTTAAAATAGCATTGCTTTTGTCAGTCCTCTTGAAGCCGATTTCTGAAACTGCTTCATGTCCTCTATGACCTCTGATTCTGTCCTTCGTGAATCCTCTACAGCCTGTGCGATCAGCATTTCTGCTGTCTCCTCGTCAAAGTGCTGTTCAAATCTGAACCGTAACGCTCTGATTATTTGCGCAAGGTCTAAGCACAGGTCAGTGTCGCAACCGTCAAGTTCTACGATAGCTTTATTTGTCTTAATCATAGTTGCCTACCCTTCTACCCTGATACCTGTACACTTTTGGAAAATGTCATTATTAAAATTCGGAATGGACTTGATTACGTCTTTTTCCTTTTGTGATAATCCGTCCCACCATATTTGACCACATTCAGATTCATCAAGCACTTTGAGATAACCGCCTGTTGTTTTATAGGTTGGATATGCTGTCTTTTCTTCATCAGTCATATCTTCTTCATATACCCATTCAACAACATTCTTTGGAATCTGATTCAATAACCGTCTTGCACCAAATTTTAACCATTCACGATAAGTCATATTTGACGGCTTATCAAACAGCATGATCTTCTGTTCTTCTGTAGTATTAAAACAACCAGTATTAAAAGAAGATTTGTTCCAGTCCCCAGTGTTCCAGTCCCCAGTGTTGCAGTCCCCAGTGTTCCTGTTCCCAGTGTTGCAGTCCCCAGTGTTCCTGAGTCCTGTGCAATCTTTTCCAATATTTACGATTGTTAAAAGTTCCTGCCAAGGAATTTCACGCACAATTTCAAGTTTGTCGGTGCATGACTTGTCACCGTCTGTTCTTACTTCACCGTACGCAATAACCTCTGCTACCTTATTATTTGAATCAAAGCCGTAGTAGTTGAAACAATCTGCAGCATTTTTGCAAAAGTGCATCCCGTGACCACAAACCTCAAGTTTTCCTTCTTCTTCAAACTTTCCCGGGCAAGTATATACTTTATCTCTGCAACTCCAATCAGGTTTAAATACCTTAAATCCATGTACTCCCATGTTTCATATCTCCTTTTTGCAATTTCATCACGCACTCTTTCCTTCATCCAAAAACTTATTAACGAAATACACCTGTCCTTTACCTGTGACCTTTGTGGTCTTGGTAATACGAACCGAACCGTCTGGATTCTGGACATTACTTTCCTTTACTTCAAACAAGCCCTGTTCAACGTATCTTTGCTGTGGCATATTCCTTGAAGAACCACTTTTAATGAGATAGCCTTTATCACGCAACCATTCAAATAACCGTTTCTGACCTATCTGGTAACCGTTCTGGCAAATCAATTTTGCTAAATCTCCTATTAATATAGAAGTGTGACTTGCCGATACTGCATCAGCGAATATCTCTTTTGGCTTCATGCGCTGATTATCTGCTATTAGTGATGCACAATCACCCTTTAGTTTTGCTATTTCTACGTCTGCCATTTTCAATGCCCTTGCGTATACCTGTTCTGGGCTGTTCCACGCTTTTTCCAAATCAATAAGATATTGGCGAACTGCTTTACCCTCTGGTGTCCGCTGAATCATGCAAATATGCTTTGCCATGTCCAGTGATATTTCATGGTCTATATATGTTGTTTCATTTCCCTGGGCTGTTAGTCTTTTTTGACTAATAGCTTTGAAGTCCTCATTTTCTGAGAATCCATAATCGCACATTCTCTCAAACCACTTTGTATACTGCGTTCCAATATTCAATTTTTCATGAAGCTCTCTAGCAGATACCGTCTGGCTATCTGCGTTCACATTTAATAATTCCTGCAATTCAATTCACTTCCTTTCTGTGGTATACTCTCCTTATCAGATAATAAGGAGGTGATATTATTGGATAAAAATAATTCTGAAACATTTCAAACATATGACTATGTTAGCTCTGGTACTTATGTTTGCTTGCAATGCGGAGGTCAAAGTCAAAAAGGAATCATAACCGTAAAGCAAGGGGAAATGTTACCAGAATGCAAGGAATGTGGTTATACTTACTGGATTAAGGTAATGTAAACCACCACTTTTCCTCTTCTTTAAGCGTCTGGTCTGTGACTTCGTAATCTTCATTGACCAGATGCTCTACAATGAAAGTCTTTTTGTCAATTACTCCATTTTGACAAATTCTTGAAATATGCAAGTACTTCTTTCCATCTTTAGTGAATGGAATCAATATCATACTTTGCAAATATTTAATTTTTACAAAATGTCTAAATAGAAACTTTTTTATTCTTTTTATATCAATTCACCTCCCTAATTATCCTGCATTCAGATATGCTACATCTTTGAAAATTTCAATCTGCTTTTTGCAGTCTTTGTAGATATCCTTGTAATGCATTTCTCTTTCCATGCCGACACGAATCTGATTCAGAATGATATTTTCAATAAATGACAGCTCATTTAACTGGGCAAGTGTTGCAAAATCCCTGTCTGTGATTCCTGCCATTTTATTTGCAAGTTTAGAATATGTAGTGTAAAGCATTTGGGAATGTTCGCTTCCCTGCTCTTCTGCGTATTTAACTAACTGCTTGATAACATCTGTCTCTGCTTGTCTTGTAAGTTTCCCTTGCTTTCGCTGTTCTACCCATATAAAATTAGACTTTTCAAACAAAACTTGTTTCATTTTGTAGAATTGTTCTACTAAGTTCATTTTAAAATCAGCAACCTTATCTGTATTGTCAAGGAAAGTTATAAGTAATGTTGCCTGTGGCTCATTCAATTTATAGATTCTTGTAGGTCTTCCCCTTTTTCCCGATTTCAAATCGGTAAAATTAATTTCACCAAATCTCCTCATCCTATCAATGTTGTTTGATATCAACCTAACAACAGATTCATGTTGATTTCCTGTTTCATTGGCAATTACCATGCTATCTGTAAATACTTCTTTCTTTTCACAAAATACTAAATCGTTCAATCCTTCTCCTTTCCTAATCAATCCACTTCTTAATAGAAGTTTTTGTTGAATCTGCTATCTTTTTTACAGTAGAAAGTGTAGGAGTAGAACTATTGTCTTTCCAACGTCCTACTGTACCATTGCCAATACCGCACATCTTCTCAAAAGAATTAACTGAAAGATTGTTCTTTTGGCAATATTCAATTACTTTTTGGTAAATCACTAGATATGCTCCTTTCCTTTTTATTAAGGAAATTAGAGAAAAACATTGACATTGTTTAGAGAATATTCTAAAATAAGATTTGCTGAATACTTATAGGGAACTCTCTTAAATGATTTAGGCTTTTCTCTAAATCCTAATCTCATTATATAGAGTGTTCTCTAATTTGTCAACATAAAATTTAGGCTTTTGTCTAAGAATATGGAGATTATGATATGAACACTGTCGAAAGAGTAATAAGTATATGTGAAGAAAGAAAAATTTCTATGCACAAATTAGAAACAACCTGCGGTATTTCCAATGGGTACATTAAAGGTTTGAAAAAGGGTTTTATTCCAGATGACAAATTAGAACCCATATCAAAATTTTTAAATCTTTCTATGGAATATCTTAGAACAGGAAAAGAAAGTGAAAAGAATATATCTGACAAATACGCAGAATTAAATGTAAAAATTTTTAAAGATTCAAGACTAGAGGAAGCTCTAATAAAGTATTTTAATTTTAGTGAAAAGAAAAAGAATCATGTTTTAGAGTTAATAGATTTACTTTACGAGGATGAAAAATAATGAATTATGGCGGTTTTCCAGATATGGATATTTTTAACCCTAAAATAGAAGATATAAACAAAAGAATAAAAGAAAATATGCCAGAAATAGAAAATCCATTATCTGATAGCATGGAAAAGATTGCGGATAGCACAAATAAAATTGCTATTGCTGCGAAAGATCAGGCGGACAGCGCAAAGGAAATAGCAGAATCTGCACGTAAATTAGCTAAAAATGCAGAAGAAAAAGCCATATCGGCTAAAAAAGAAGCAGCACTAAGTACAATAATTGCAATTACATCAGCGCTGTTCTCCACACTTGTTAACTTAAATACTTTGATAGAAAATGGAAAAATGATACTATCTTATCTAAATTCGCTAATACATTGATTATAATAGTGTATATTGATAAGCCTATAGATATTCTGCATAATGTTTTAGTGCTTATATTTTTCATTAAAATACTCCGCCTTTCCCTTAATTTCTATCCATAAGTATCTTAAAAACTGCTTATCATCAATTTCATTAATAATATCGGTTATTTCTCTCTTGTAAAATTCTGCATCATTGCCATTATCCCCTGCCATATCCTTGCCCTCTCTACAACTCTGATTCATGTAATCAACCCCTGTCCGTAATGTTATGACACCATTATAGAATATATGTTCTATTCTGTCAACTAAATTAGAACATTTGTTTTGTAGTATGGTTACAGGACGGTACGCCACGCCAATAGCAATACCGCCCCTGCCAGAACTTGAAGCACCACATCACTGTGGACAAGTTTATTGTACTTCTATAAGTGCAAGGATTCAAGAAAATACGTTCGACATATTCTGCGGTAAAATTCGACAAATTACAGCAATCTGTAGTGTGGCTTTTCTTCTTTGAATATCCAGTACCGCAAATAATCGTCAAGAATAATTGCAATCGTTCCTACAATTATCCATAACAGGCTGAATGGTAGGCATATCTGCCCTAACAGATTCAACGGCATATTGCTGTAATCCCATACATTCCAACCTAACCATATATTAACGATAAGACCGCATAAGAACTCTAACAGGGTGATTACTGTCGCAACCTTTATTGATTGCAGGATAAGCGGATAATCCCAGTCTGTATGCTCGTTTTGATATCCTGCATACAGGAAGCATAAACCACCAAGAATAAACATTGTCCAATGGCTACTACCACGATATAACAGCTCTATACAGACATAAAGGAAGCCACCTATCGCAAACAGGATAAGTGGCTTTATAATCTTACGCAATACCTTTACTTGCGTAGATATCCGCAAGCACTTCTGAACGATACTCTTTAGGGATTATCATGCCATAGGTAACATTCTGGACGGACGTTGAATCTTCCATTGAATTGATATAGATACGCAAATCTCTGAAATACGTTACCGCATACGTAACCGCCTGCATAGCTGTTTCTGTAATCAGTGCCATGTCAGTATTGGAATAGTACTTACATGGTTCATTCACATCTGATGTATGCCACGGTATCTGTGTTTCTCCCTGCGCAACCTTAGTCTGTAACCCCATAAGGCTTGTCTGGTCGTGATCAGTCAGCGTAAAATGTTCAACTGTTCCGTCTGATAATGTAACATCTACGCCATTCTGTATTGATTTCTGCTGTGCAGTGTTCATTTCTGCAATCTTCTGCTCTTTCAGTTCGTCAAGAGTCGGTTCAACAGGTGTTGGCTGTGGCTGTTCCTCATAAACAGAACCGTTATTAGAAAGCTGATATCCGTTATATTCTGCTGTTGTATCGTCATTCCTGTAAACGGTATTATATCCGTGGTAAGAATCACCGCCAATGTCAAGTTCTCCTTTTTCATCTAAGAACAAATCAAATCCGTTTGTGTCTACGACAACTGCATCATGGAATTTCAGTGTTACTACGTGTTCCGATTCCGGGACTACGATACACTGGATTATTTTTTGTGAATCTAAAAATTTTAGGTATGCCATGGGCTATACCTCCTTTCTTTTATAAATTAAATAGTAATTTAGTTATTCTAACTTAATAATAACATCAGAATAATTTCCACTTGTTTTTAAATTTCTTTCACTATCTTCTAACGCTTTAAGCACTGTTATATTCGCCATTTGATAATTAACAAAATAAGTAGTTGTATAAGGCATGTCGTAATATTGATAAATAGCACCATAAAAATCATGATAAATTGCCCTATAGTCTACATTTCTCACTATTACATACAAGTTATTTTTTTCAAAACTTGTTTTTGCCATTGCAGTGGAGACATTGCTATTAATTGTTACATAACGGATATACAGATAATTATTAGCTCCCGTTGAGGTGAAATTGAAGTCAAGAGTAGCTCCAGCTCTTCCTGTAACTTTTACTACATAGTATCTGCATCTGTAATATACACCTGTTGCACTTGTTATATCTGATAATAGCAACGTTGCACCCGTTGGTAGTTCTAACGTCGTAGTAGCTCTTGTATCTTCGGGGTGTGCAAGTATAATTACACAGTTATCAGATGGTATTTTTATTGATACTGTAGCTGTTGATTTACCGTTGCCTATAGGTGTATCCGAATAACCACTAACGATATTGTTTGCTAAATTACTATCTAATGCCTTAACTGCCAATGCCCCAGCAATATATCCAGACTGTGTATTTGCTTTTATCGTTTCTAAACTGTCAATAATCTTGCTTGCATCTGCCGCATTATTTACAGCTTCATTTGTTGCATTTATCTGCGCCGCTCCGAATGTACTCCCAACCTGTGTATAATCTGTCACATCTTCAAAACTGACTGTACCGTCAATGTTCTGAATCATTTTGAATCTACGCTTGCCGTTCATATTTTCTTTTAATATATCGTCTTTAAAATTGACAGGTAAATTTGCCTTTGCCATTTATATTCTTACCTCCCTAAATGCTCCCAGTCTGAATGGCAATTTCCTAAGAGTGGCTTTCTGCCGCTCTAGTAAGTCATTCATTTGCAACGTAGCCGACTCTATACGGTTTAATTCATCCCATTTGATAAACTGTCCGTTATTAAAGAATCTTTGTGATACTCCGTAGTCTTGTGTGAATATGTTCTTGTTAATCGTTTCAAGATTGCTTTCAAAAGCATTAAAAGCCGCCGCTGTAAACCATCCTGTGTAATCTTCAATATCTGCGCCCATATCCACAATTGAAAACTGCTTATATACTTCCTGTGCTAGTTCATACAGATAAGTCAAATTGTTCTTAATACGGTTATAGTCCACATAATTGAATCTGTCGGTTGCTTTCCAATTAGTCTTAGGAGCATGCCATAGGCTTACTTCCGATACCGCTGATTTATCTATGGTTACATTTCCTGCATCATCATAAGCAGACACCGTAACGGGATAATCACCCGATTCTTTAGGTGCTGTAAGGCTTCCAGTATACGTTGAATTGCTATGTTTTAAATCGGTTGTATCATCAGCAACCGTCGCTGTTACTTTAGTTATTGCCAATTACAGCACCGCCTTTCTTGCTTTCATTGTTCCCGACCATGCACCATTAAATGTTATTTCATTTTGGTACGTCCTTATCATGGTTTCTCCACGGTCTTTTAATTCCATATAATATAAGTCGTTTGCATCCGTTCTGGGGTCTCCACGCCATTTTATCTGATAGTCAACATCCCCTAAATAATAGCTTGCAAGCCATTCTTCTAGGTCTTTTGCTAACTCTGTTGTACTGATTAACGGATTTTTCCATGTCTTAATATCCCCATTGTCATTATGTGTGACCGTGTAGCCGATTTCCTCGGTAACGTACTCATATCCTTTAATTACATACTTAACAATCGTTTCTTCCGTCATACCGCTAAACTGTAGAGTCGCATAATAACTGCTACTGTCTGTAATCTGCACCGATATAGTGCTTGGAATCGGATTTCCACCGTCATCTGTTCCGTTATCAATTACTGCAGTCAGTCCGTAACAGGGATTTTGAAAGTATACCGTATGCACATTGTTAGCAGGGCTAATGGTAATCTCTTCTGTTGAGATATCCTTATTCTCACTTGATTTACGGTATTGTGTCTTAATTACGCTGATAGCCTTGATTTTATTTTGTCTTACTGCTGTAGGGCTGGCTGTCATGTCATTCCTTGTGATATGGTAGTCAGTGACATCCCCAACAGTGATATTATCTACCGTGATTCTGCTGTTCGGCTGTGCTTTGGTAAATTCTAATACAATTTTGTCAAACAGATTAAATTGTTCAAATGTGGTGTATTCCAGTTCCCCACCCTGTTCTACCGTGTAGCTGTCCACCTCTAAATCTTGGTAATACGTTGTTACCTTGAATTGCTTCGGTGCAACATTCCTAAACTGCACTTGCAATCCATATGCTACAAATGCCGCTTCCAGATTAATTGTGATTTTGGGATTCTCGTTGAAATTACCGTCCGAATCTGCAATCTGTGAACTGATATATCCTGTCTTTAGATAATTGCTGTCAGGGGGCATAAAAAATACAGTTCCGTCAACTGTAGAAAAATTGGAACTGCATATTGCATAGTCTTCTTTATCTTCTCCATTCAGCACATCAGATACATGGCTGTATGCTGTCTCTCCGTTGGATAATGCTGTCATATCTGGTATGAATGAAGCCTGCATATGGATTTTACTGTTTCTATCTTCAAATAAAACACAACGTCCGGCATTAGCGATTATCTGTAGTGCTTCGCTGTGCTTTACTGCTGGCATAGGATTCTGTACTTTGATATTCTTTAAATATGGGTCTATGAAGTACTCTCTATCGTCTGTTATGCCTGCATCATTCAGAACGTCAATTGCAAGGTCATATAGGCTTATTCCAGTTTCCCTGTAAAGTCCACGGTAGTACTTACCTGTCATGTAATCGAATCTGTCAGTTGCCGTAAACTTGGCTTCCGTATCAGTTGCCGACCATGTTTTAAGGTAGGTTGTTTCCTCTGGTAGCCATTCTATTTCGTTATTTCCCAACACATCATAGCCGAATTGAATCTTTACTTCCTGTCCGACTTCCATGTAAGCAAGTGCGCTGTCTGGATTGTCTGGAGAATAATATTGATTCTGATTGTCTATCGTCAGTGATATATCGTTAGACGGTATCGTATCTGTTATGGAAGATACATACTGTTTACCGCTGTATTTTTTTACTTCCTTATTGCTAAATGCGTTGACGATACCGCAATAAAACTGATATATCCTAAGTCTGCCCTGTCCATTTATCATTTTTGTAGGTGTAATGATGATGTAGGAAGTACCGTTGAATACATCTTCTGTCACCCAGTAGGATTTATCATTACCGCTGTAAAAGCGTGTAACGCTGTCATTTTGGACTGTAAAATCAACTGGGTAATATTCTCCCCAGTCTATTGTTAAGCCCTTTATATCAAGCCCTGTAACGCCAGAAAAGGATATATAGATAGTACCCAATATGTTATCTGTCACAATTCCATTATTGTAAAAATCCAATGTACTGTTCTTTGGTGGCAGAAAATACATTGTACCGTCTACCTTGGAAAAATCCTGCTCTGCTGTGGCGTATACATTGTCTACCGTGTAATTATTAAAAGGCTTTCTCACGTCCGAAAAGTAAGTAACAGACGTACGATTATCTACAGCAACATTTTTCTGTGCCTGTGAGTTTATTACACCGATTGTCGCTTTTATATATCCCCTGTTACGTCCTATGCCTTTCATGGACTGCTTATAGGATTTTGATACGTTCTGCATAACTACCACCCACAATCTATCAAGTTAAAGGACAATGTTTCGTCTTTGGTTATCATGTGCGTAAGTCGGTCAACGAATAGCGGTACGCCTTTTCTGTCTCCAGGGTACATAGTGATTGTGATAGGATTGCCCGGATTCTTCATGTCTTCAAATGTAACAGGAACATAGAACGGTTCGATTGCCTTTAACATCATTTGTCGCTGTTCTGGTGTCAGTCCTACCCATTTCAGATTGTCCAGTTTATATAAATCTCTTCCGACTCTCTGACCGATAACTGCATTATTCGCGTTTCTTCCTGCATTTACTGTAGTAGATATCGTCCATGAAAAGCCGACAGCGGGGCAAGGGAAGTCATACCCATTAACATTTAAGAATGAACTTATTGACATAGCTTATCCCTCCAACATAGCTTTAATAACCAGACAATCAACCATGTAACCAGACTGTGTACAAGCTTTAACATCATCAAGACTTTTAAGAATCTTAGCTTTATCTGCCGCCGCATTGATAGCTTTATTTGTAGCGTTGATATTAGCTGCTTTAAACTCGCCGCCAATCTGTGTATATGTCGTTACATCTTCCAGTGTCACCGTTCCGTCTGAATTGGTAGTCATTCGGTATCTGCGACGACCACCCATTTTTTTATCCAATATATCGTCCTTAAAATTTGTTGGAAGTGTTGCTTTTGCCATTATGTCAACCCCCTGTTCATTGCTATTGCAAAGTATATTGTACAATGTATTACGTTTACATAATTAATAATTTATATAAAAGAAAAACACCTACGTTATGTAGATGCTGTTAATTTCTTTTTAATAGAGCCGAAAATACGGCGCTACTTTTTATGCATAAAAATAGGACGGTCAAGTGCCGTCCTACTTAATTTTCTTATTTATTTCCCTACAAATATTATCTTATCTTCTTTCCAGAAATTTACATCATATTCAAGCTCTATGCTGTTTGCGTCTTTTGGCACTTCAAACATTACAGTTCCTTGTGTTTCTCTGCCCTTAGACAATGTTGCATCAAGCCCATTATCATCACCTAGCCATGTTTGATCACATTTGGAATTATCAGCATAACATTCCCAATTAAGCATTGATGATACAGACTGGTCATGGTCTGATATATTTTCAAACTTGAAAGAAAATTCCCAGTAAGTATATCCGTCCTTAGGTTGTAAAAACTGGTTATCACTTTCATATTCTTTAGCAGATATAAAAGTAATTCTCATGTTTTCTGTTTCAACAACGTCACCCACATTAAATACATTGCTAACGGGTTCTTCTTTTTCTGCCGTCTCTTCCTTTGAAGTTTTAACCTCGTCTACTTTTTGTGGGTTCTTATCTTTGTTTGTAGTTTCACTATTTCCACCTCCAAATAAAGATACAAGAATTAAAAATACTAAAATCCCTAATACTACCCACCGTACAGTATGGCTCTGCTTCTTTTTGCAGTTCGGGCAGATTTTTGCTTTCTTTGGTATCTGCGTCATGCAGTATTTACAAGTTTTCATTTCTGTGTTTTGGTTATCCATGTAGATATCCCCCTCTTTTTTTTGACAATTATATCATATTAAGAGGGAGATTTCTACAAAAGTTTACCATAACTTATGCAAAACTAAATCCGTTACGGTTTCTTCTTTCGTCTGTTGCACTAACAAGCTCTCTTCCGTCTATATTGATTGTAGAGTCTTTATCAGCAATAATTTGCAGTAGTTGTATTGCTGTGGATAGAAGTTGAGCAGTGTTTGTGCCACTATCGTACACAGCTTCTTTAATTCCTGTTATTTCTTCATTTGGTGCTACCGCTGTTTTACCGCCAATCGTTCCTACCAGTTCGGGACCTGCTTCATTTGCATAAAAAAGGCTTCCTGTTTCTGGGAAGCCACCAGTCGAAAATTTTGGGATTCTTGGAAGAGATACATTGGGTATATCAATACTAAAGCTAATCCCCGGTATTTTGCTTGCCGCTTCTGCCAACTTTTTTAATCCGTCTATAGCATGATTAACAAGGCTTTCTACGCCACTGATTACACCGTTCAGGAATTCAATAGCACCATTAGCAGCTAATTTAAAAGCATTTTTAAAGGCTTCTGGGATTTTATTGAGCATAGTGTCCCATCTTTGTTTAGTAAACCATGGCGCAACATTAACAGTCCACCATGTGTTTATGTCCGTTTTCCATTTTGTGATAGTTTCTCCAAATTTTGTAGAAAAAGACTCTTTTATATTGTTGAGCAAAGTAAGCCATGTATCTAATGAGAACCATGGTACAACGCTTTCTTCCCACCATGTGACAAGAGCTGTTCCATTCCACCATTCTACGATCTCATTCCATTTTGTCTGAAATGCAGTAGTGACATTGGTAAGAAGCTCTGACCATTTTTCGATAGAAAACCATGGTGCTACGTAATTCTCCCAAAACTCCGTTATACTTTCCGTAAAAGAATCAAACATAGAGGAGAATCCCTCTACGATTCCTAATAAGATATACTCTCCTAAAGGCTTCATGGTTTCCGCAGGGGAATGAATACCGAATACGTCACAGATTGCATTGTAGATAGCTGTAAACAGGTCTTTTACTGGTTCTAAGATAAATGCTATTGCCCCTGCAAATCCGTCTAATATTCCCTCTAAGATGTATACGCCACCTTTTTTGAAGTTATCTTTTGCCTGTTCAAAAAGGCTCATTGTTTCATCCCAGTTGAACAATGTTGTCAGAGTTTCCCTCATAGCATTTACAAGGAAATTTCCAACCGAATCAATAGCATTGTCTATAGCGTCATTAACTTTTGCTGGAAATCCTGTCCATGTATTTGTATCGAAAATAGTTCCTTTTAAAAATTGGTCTTCTATGGTAGCCCATATTGCCGCAAGATTTGGAGAAAAAGCAACAGAAAAACTGGTTAAATTTATCAGTAAGTCAGAATATCCTATACCGCCTTTTAGTCCAAAGTCTATTGCTAACTTTATTGATTTTTTTAATGATTCCCATAAACCGCTTGCAATTCTTACCGCACCTATTTTTTTCAAAAGCAATGTTCCAACAATAAATTCTACAGTATCTATTTCTAAATTTGAGAAAAAGTCATATAGTCCGTTAAAAACTGTTTTCCAGTCTACTTTATCTAAGAATCCATTGATAGCATCTTTTATACCGTTTACCCATTTATTCAAGGTATTAGCTAAAGCCGAAAAATCAAACGTAGCAAAGAAATTATTGATTGCATCTGCAATATTCACGCCAAACTGATAAAAGTCAAACGTTTCCGAAAAAGACTGTGCTGCATATACGATAGCATTCAAAGTATTTGCCAAAGTCTGCGCAACCTTACCGAATAATGTTCTGCCCTCTCCATCATAGTCAAGTAAACCATTCAAGAATTCTGCAAGTCCTGTACCGAAGTTTCTAGCCTTTTCGAAAACACTATCCCATTCTATAGAATCCATGGTTCCTATAAGGGTATCTCTTACCTTATTTCCTAACTGTTCAAGAGTCTTAATACTGCTCTCATAGTCCTTAAAAATGGTATCTACCTGTACAAGACCGCCTTGTGTCTTATCAACCTTGCTTGCTCCTGCACTGCCGCCACTGCCCTTACTGTCCTTATCCTCTGAAATAATATTTAATTCATCAATTCCAAGAAGATTATTTTTCAGTTTTTTAGCGTTCTTTGCCGCATCACCAGTAGCATCTGAAAAATCGTCCATTCCGTCTGCCCAGTCCTTGGCTACACCGCCAGCAGATACCTCATACTTCCAACCGAATATTGAGCCTAAAGCATTGGTAACAGTCTCCGCAAATGCAATTACATACTGCATTGTCTGATTCAGTGTACGTACAAATGGCTTGAATGCGTTGATTAAAGCACCACCAATAATAGATGCAAGCTGTTGGAATGACTGTGTAAGTACTACTAACTGATTATGCCATGTGTCCGCTGTACGTGCAAAGTCTCCTTGTGCGGCGGCTGTATTCTGCATAACATACTGATAACGTAACATAGCCTTTTGTGCCTGCGTCATTGATGTTATATCAGCATCTAACCCCTGTTTTAACGCCCATTCTTTTAGAGTTGCCTGCGTCAAATCAAGACCATATTTCCTTAAAGGCTCAGTTTCACCTGTGAAAATAGCCTGTAAATTCCTTGCAACATCCGTCTGTGACATATCATAGAAAGATGCCATATCTGCGGTCAGTTTTGTTAATTCCAAAGACATATTCGCCATGTTTTTCTGTGAGAATCCCATGGCAACGCCCATAGCTTGAAATCGGCTTGCTACCTGTTTTGCCATCAGCTCTGACATACCAAAGTCCTGTATAGAGGTCTTTGAAAAGTCCTGTATCAGTTTTTCGTAATTTCCGAATGTCGTCCTTACAACGTTTTCTACTTCCGTCAATGAGGATGATATGTCGATTGCATCCCCCAGCTTATGGAACGCTCTGAACAATAGCCAGTATGATGCATATAATTTTCCAAAGGCAGAAGCAAGGGAAAAGCTGTTTATCTTTGCACTTTTAGCAGACTTGCCAAAAACATTCAGACTGCTTGCAAGGGAATTAGCCGCACGACCACTAGAAGAACCTGTCCTTGCAAGTTTAGCCAGTGCATTTGTCATGTCAATAATGTTTCTATTGACTGTAGGTGCTTTGGAAAGTGTTGTCATAAGGCTGTTCATAGCTGTAGCAAGTTTAGGGATATTCTCAATAGCTTTGGTCGAGGACTTATAACCTAACTGTGAAATTCCTCTTGCCAGTTCTGATATCTGTGCAGTAGCAGAACTACTAGCCTTAATATTTCCAAACGCTTTACTAAGCTGGTTCATAGAGGATGCCGCACGGTTTATTTTTGCTGTGTCTACTGTGGATATCTTTTCTATGCCCTTTGCAAGCCTTGTAAAGTCTGTTGTCTTAACATTATTCATGCTCTGCATGGCACTTGAAAGCCTATTTACACTATTCGCAAGACCATTCAAATTACTGGTATTAATGCTGTTCAATGAAGTAGACAGTTTATCAAGTTTTGTAATCAGCTTGTCAATCGCATTATTCGCCTTTGTTGCCTGCGCTTTAATTTGAATTTCCAGTGAATCAATCTCTGCCATACTGCACCTACTTTCAACTGTTAAAGTGAGTGACTATCTCCAACCGATAGCCAGTAAAAAGGGCAGTAGACTATGACCTCTACCGCCCCTGTGTTATCTTTTCAGGTATTCTCTTGTTACTTTTCCTGCCTTGCAATCTACCGTTATTCCTACACGTTTTTGGAAAACTCCGATTGCACTGGCTGTATCATTTCCCAATATACCGTCAATATTGCTCTTGCCTTTTGCATTTGTGGCAGACAGGCACTTATGATAGATAAGTTCCGTCTGTAGCCACTTCACATCATCCCCACGCATACAGGGTACTTTCTTATAAAGGATTCTCGTAGGCTCTGGATATGGGTTATTGTGCGTGTCGTAGACGTTCTGTAATTCGTTTAATTCACGATACCATACATTCATATCAACATTGCCATTAACGCCGCTTACAGCTCCTTTAGACGTGTACTGCCACCCTATCAAACTATCAATCTGTGGCTGGTACTTCAAGTCCATGTTTCCTTTATTCTTTCCATATGCCGCAATCCACATAGGATATTTCACGCCACCATATGGCTTGATGTAGGAATTGTAGAAAGACTTTCCAGTATACACTCCGAATGCAAGCCCATAACTTCTGATAACATCACCGTAAGCGTTGATAATATCAATCAGCTTGCTTCTAAGTCCTCTCTGACAGTTGTCCTCAACGTCCAGCCATACCATTGTCTCACGACCATTAAGAATTTCTGCTACTTTTCTTGCATCATTTCTAGCCTTTGTAACTGTTGTCGCATAGCTGTAGTTGTAAACGCCCTGTATCGTCAATCCGTTTGCTTTACAGCCTGACCAGTTAGCTTCAAACTGCTTATCACGGTTCAAGTCCTTACGGATGATTTTAAGGATGGCAAACTGGATGCCGCTTGCCTTGACTTTTGCCCAGTCAATAGTTCCCTGATATGCCGATACATCTATACCGATATAACTCATTTTTTATCAGCTTCTTTCTTTTTGTGATTCAATTCAAAATTAACTCTCATGGCTTCCAATTTTGCCACAAACAGCTCTCTTTGTCTGTCCATTTCTTCTTCCGATAATGGCTTATTCTTTTCTTCAAGTTCTTTCATTATGGGCTTATCAATGTAACTGCTACGTGCTTTTCTGCCATTCAAGCAATGGTCAATAGCAACCGTAAGAGCAGATATGCCATATGTGCCAAACATAAGCCATGCGTCATTGTCATTTTTCTGTTTTTCCAGTCTGTATGCCAGTTCGTATGGTCTTAAATCAGAAGGACAAGACCAGTCTATATCATGCACTGTGAGTCCATATCCCTTAGTTACAGCAAGCCAATAAGGACGTATTTCCTCACAGTATAATTTCCATGTTAATTCTCGGCTTTCTGCTTGCTGTTCGGAGTTGCCGCCTGTTCTTTCTGAACCTCCCTCTCGAACATCTTCTTTAAAAAACCGTTAGAAGTCATTTCCTCCTGTAAATCTGTAAAGAAGTCTGTTACGTCTACTTCACCATTATCTACATAATTTCCGACAAGCTCAAAAGCCTTATTTTTTGCCTCCTCGTAACCCTCTTTGGTATCAAGGTTATAGCCGAACTCATCAGCGTGAAACTTCTGCAATCCGACCAGTACCATTTCTGGGATAAATAAAAGCATATTTTCAATCTGCTCCATATTATCCTGTGCGTTCTCTTTCATAGATACGGACATTTTTGCTACTCTTGAAAGCAATCTTGATTTCAGTGTCGGTTCATAACCGAATTTGATTGTGTATTCTTTTTCATTTACTTTAATTTTCATCATATTATTTTCCTTTCCCTTACTATTAGTAAGAAAGGGGGCAGTCCTAAGACCGCCCCTGTTTTTTAATCTAACTTAGGTAAACGCTACCTTTGTTTCCATGCCCTTGTATTCCTCGATTGTAAGGTTCATCTCAAGGGTAAGCAACTCATTCTGTGCAAACTCTGGCGCAGGAATTGCTGTAGGCGGCTGTGCCACAACAAAGAAAGCCTTTTCAAACTTAGGAATGATCGTCTCAAACCACATTCTTTTACCACCTGTCAGCGCTGTGTAAGTAGATATTACCGTTTCCCACTGCGTAAGAGTTTCTGTTGTAAAGTTAATAGTAACTGCAAATGAACCGCCTGTATCACCACGCCCCTGAATGTATCTGGAAACTAAATCTTCCAGCGCAGATGCATCAATCTGTTCATTCTCGATTGTGATACCGCCGATAGCATTAATTCTGTCCAACTGGGTAAATGTATCTGGTTTTGTTCCTGCTGTATCTTCTACGCCATACCCAAACGTAATACCCAGACTGGATAAGCCAGCTATAGTTGCCGCCATATATACCGTCCTTTCTACCGCTAATTAATGCGGTCAGTGACACACCCTGTTGTGTGCCAGTTAATAGTTATTGTAACGGGTCCATAGAGCCGAATAATCGGCTTGCCCTAAATGTTGCCGTCCTGATTTTATTGGTTATCGTATAATCAGGGTCTCTTACCTCGAACCTCTTCCATTTAAAAAAGTTGATAGCCGTTGCTGTCATATCAACTAATTCTGCCCTGTCTTCTGCTTTTTCGCCTTGGTAGTTAATGGTAATCTGAAATGTTGGTCTTACAGCGTTTATCCTCTCGCCTGTTAAATCCTGTCCTTCTTCTTTAGCGCCTATCTGTCTCATTAGCACTGTAGGAAACTTCGGTGTTCCTGTGACTGCTTCATCCTGCGTGATGTACAGATTTTTGTACTTACTGCCATATGCAAGTTTCATCTCATGAGAGAACATATTGAAAATCTGGTCTGGCAATCGTAACACCCATGAATTATCAATCACTGCCGAACACCTCCTTTGCAGTTTCGAGAATTATTTTCCTAAGTTCATTAGCCGTGTAGTACATGAATGGTCTGCTAGGCATACCTTCCGTAAACCACCATTGACCGTTATCGTCACGGTAAAACCATCCGTAGCGTCCGTCTGCTAACTTTCTTATAGTCTTACCGCTTGCATATTCCCATGTAACACCGTCTGGTAGTTCTCCTGGATATGGTGATTCCTGTCCTACAATTCCTGTTCCAAACTCTACGAACAATGCTGATTCATCATCAGCTATAACCGAGTATACGCCACCGCCTTTTATATCTCTTACGTGCTCTGAATGAATACTTCTCATCAAATCACCAGTAAATACTGCATCAAGGTCTGTTACTTGCAATCTTGCAATCTCTACGCCCTTTTCAGCAAGTTTTTCAGCTAATAGCCTACATTTATACTCTAATGAGTTTTGATAGCTCCTAAGTTCTTGTATAGCGTTCTGTATTGATTTCTGGGATAATTCCATCTTGATAACTTTTCTTGCCATATCAGCACCTACTTAACAACTTTCTGCAATAAAAAAAGGTCTGCGGTCAGACCCTCATCAGCTACGCCCTTTACAACATAGTCTGCGCTATCTTCGTCTGGAAGTCCGTTATCTTTCAATATGACTTCTGACTTTTTCCATATAACATCTCCTGCTTTAATTGGCAAATAGCCTTTATCAGTGCAAATCTGTACATAGGACGTGCTATCGTCAATACCGAACTGCTTTACCAGTACTTCACTCAATTTATTTGAGATGTTGGCGTAAAAAGTAACTGGTTCTGCGAATCCGCTGACTTCCTGTGTCTTAGGAATCGGATTGCCCTGTGAATCAAGGTATGGAATAAAAGTACCACTGGAATCCGTATATCCCTCATAGACAGGATTTCCATCCTCATCAGTAACAGGGATTGTAACTGATTCTACTTGCAAGGCGTATTTCATTTTCTGCTTATTAATATCAAGCATTTTTCTTTACCTGTTTATAAATCTGATTGACGCCTGTGCTTGATAATCCGGACACAATTCCTACTGCGATTGCATTAAGAATGTCATTTGCCGGAAAATCTGGAATTACATACATTCCAACAATACCTAAGATACCGCCTGCAATGCCTACGATTATAGGAATGTAATTATCCTTAATGTGTGGGATTGCTTTAGCTCCTAAGCCTATCAGATATGTAATTACAACGATTGCAACTACTGTTGATACTGATGTTATATCCATTTTAATCCTTACCTCCATTCTTTAAGTGAATTTCCTGTATTTCGTTATACATTTTGGTTACCATACCATTACCGCCCAATGCGTGATATGCGTTATACATTTCAACAAAATTGTCATACGCATAAGATGGTATTTCGCCGAGTTTCATATACTTATCGTGATATTCGATAAGCTGTACTCGCAAAAGTAACATTGTACCTTTACTATTGGCGTCTTTGTCTTTTTTCTGTTGCTTCAGAAGCCAAACTATATAACCAAGCAATATTGGTAACGCTATGGTGTAAGTCTGTAATAAAATTTCTTTCATTTTATATCTCCTGCAATTTAATACAGGCACACTGCCCTCCACCTCTTACTGTGTGCCGCCTACAACCATATTGCCGACATCAGCAATATGGTCATGCACAATCTTCTTATATAATCTTAACAAACGGATATACACCAGTAAGAAGCGTACTTCTGTCTACCCATTTACGGCTTACTGCACCGTTTTCTGTATAAGACTCCATGTACGCTTCTCCTGCCTGTGAACGGTCATAAACCGTTAGGTTAATGATTGTGTCCTCAAATTGCTTCAAGTCGTTGTCAATCTGTTCCTGCGTATAGGTCTTAGGGTACATCCGCTTGTTGATTACCTCATTGGTACACTGCTTTATAAGAAGCTCTAACCTTGGGTTATCTTCCTTATGGTCGAATACAGTAACATCAGACATAATTCCTGTATCTGGGTCTGTGACTTCCTCAGTATGAAATTGTCCTAATCTGATTTTTACTTGTTGTAAAATACTGTATTCTTCCATGGCAACCCCTTATAAGCTCATAAGCTCAATTAGCATCTTCTTGATTTCCGCACCGCTTATAGAATCAGCATTAGCAATTCCTTTTTCTGTCGCAAGTGCCTGTAAGTCTGCTGTACTCATACGGTTAATATACGTTCTTGTATACTGAAAAGAGCCAGAGTGTTTTTCTTCCTCTGGCTCATATTTCAGCTCATCACCGTATATCTGTTCCTGCTGTACCTGTTCTTTTTCTGGTAATTTATCTCCCTGTCTGACTGAATTAATTTTATGTCTGCGTAAAAGCATCAAATCACCGCCTTACTTGCCAAACTTAGCAAGAACAACCTTGGACTCATTGCTCAATACTGCTGTGTAATGTTCATCAGCAGAAATAACAGTTGTCTTTGCAAGAATGTCTCTGTCAGATTCAATCTCAACTGCTCTCTTCATGTAGATTGTCAGTGCGCTTTCCTCTTCGGATGCACCGTCTGCACTTGGGTCTTCGTTAGGGTCTTCTGCGGACACAATAACGATAGGGCAAGCCCAGTATTCAGTGGAAACGGTGTTTACCTTATCTCCTACTGCCAACTTCTCATTAAGAGTATGTGCAAGTGCTGTGTCCAGATGAATGTTTGTTGTGTCCTCTGCTGTTCCATCTGCTACGATTGTGATAGTACCGCTTGCATTCTTTGTGTACTTTATCAGCTTTACTTTCTTAGATTTGACGACCTGTGCGCCTGCGATAGAGCCGATTGTACCATTCATAATTACATTGAGTGGGTACTTATCATTACTCTTGAAGTCATCATCATTAAGTAACGTTGCTTCCTGCTCTGGATTGATAAACAGGATTTTTGTAAGAGAAGCATCCGACTCATCATCAAACTTGCTGTTAGCAGCTACCACAGCAGAATAACTTATTGCTGCGCTTGTACCATCATATGTAAGAGATGCTCCACACAAAGCGTCATAACTGTCGTTATCTACTTTTGCTGCTACAGACATTGCTAACTGGTTAATAGCCGTGCCGATAGGGTCGCCATAACCAGATAAAGCCGCTTCGTCTGTAATTTCTACTGCCTTTCCTGCCTTCTTTACCTTTGCTTCTGTAGTAGTTGTTGTAAGTACGGTAGTTCCCATAGCCACACCTTCTGCTACGTCCTCTGCATCACCGATATATGCATATTTGGGTACGATAATTGTACTGCCTGGTCTGCCTACCAATGTGCTGTCAATTCTTGCGATTGGTGCAAACTTGATCTTCTTAGGTAACTTAGCAGATACCATATCTGCCATAACCTGTGGGTCTACTAAATTGGCTAATTTTGTCTGTGCCATATTTTTTACCTCCGTTATTCTGTATATTTCTTATAAATTTCTGGGTACTGATTTTTAAATTCAACACGCTGCTGATAGCTCATCTTTGCAAACTGTTCTTTACTAGGTGCGCTGTTATCTCCTGCTCCTGCATTTACCTGCGGTCTTGACTTCATCCATTCTGTCTTTTCCGCTTTGATTCTTCTTTGATATTCATTCTCAAAAACTGCAAGTATCGAACTATGGTCACCGTCCGCAACTGCTTCGATCAATGACTCTATGTCGTTATCATCAGAAATACCTTTCTGATAAGCTGCAACCGCCTTGATATGATTCAATTCTTTGCTCATAGACTCGAATTTTTCAGCTTGCAATCTTTCCGCTTCTGCCTTGGCTTCCGCTTCCTGCTCCTCTGCTGTCTGCTTAGAGCGTAGCTGTTTCTTGTACTGTGCCGCTTCCGAACTAGCCTTATCAGCCTTGTTTTTGTAAGATTCCTTTTCAGCTCTTTCACTGGCAAGCTGTGTCATTAATTCTTCAACAGTAGGCGTGTCATTCTGCTGACTATCTGTATTCGGCTGCTGATTTTCTGTAGTTACTTCTGTGTTTACATCTGCCATAGTTAATTACCTCATTCTTTCTAGCAATTCGCTCTTTATACTTTTTCTCTAAGTTTTGCGATTATTGTCTTCCCTGACATTTGAAATATAAAAAGCCACTAGGAAAACTCCTAATGGCTCAATATCAGTTTGTTATTCAATCTTCATTTATAAGTTACTTATCCGTCCTGCTTTTATCAATGACAGGGCTATTATCTATCTGATCTGACAAATCCTGCATTGTCCTGTCTGAATTTGGACTTTTCTCATCAGAACCGCCGACTGCTTCATTATTGGTGCTTTTATCGAATATGCTACTCTGATATTTTTCAATCAAATCTTTGCTTCTCTGCCATACTTCGTTAGGGTCATCAAAAAACGCTATAGCATTCAAAACATCTTCGCCGTAAATTCCATGACTTAATAGTGTTGCTATTGCATTAGCTTTAGTAGTCATTTCATAGGTTTTCTGGCGTTTTACATTTGTCTGCATATCAGATGCTTTAAGATTGAGTAATGGGTTTCCTGTCTCAACATCTGGAGATATGGCAATTGCAGCAAGGACAACTTTTACTTCTTCCATCTTACAGGAGTCAATAATCATTTGCTGTTTTGCCGCCGCATTTTCAGCGGAACTCCAACCCGTTGCATCACTCATAGCGATACCAGTACTGCCACCGCTATTGTCATTTCTCTGTGGCACATTGCATTTCTGTAATACAAGAGAACGTCTAGTGACAATGTTATTCAGCATACCAGAGTAATCATAGTCAACGGTCAACGGTTTAATAGTAGGTGATTTGCCGCTATCTGGCGTGTAAGTAAGCACCCATTCATTTGCTACTGGCTTCTTTACGACTTCTACCATATTTCCGTCTGCATCCTCTACATTTTCTGTAGGGAATACAACATCATTACCATGCCATATTACTTGTGTATTCTGGTCTACGTCATTGGAAAAATCGGATATCATAAGATTTATATTATCAAGCTCTGATATCTGTCTCTCAAACACGCCTGTCCTGTCGTATGAACGGATATACTCAACTATAGGGATGCGTCCTAGTGGATTTTCTTCTCCGCTTCGTTCCTTATGCCCCCATTTTGAAGTAACTGTTTCTCCGTTGAGTATTTCGCTCTGGTCTAAAATTTCAAAGCGCATATTTTTTGAGAAACAGGTAAAATGTTTTTCTTTCGTTCTCTTATTCTGCCTGTAAGTAACGCCTAACATTACCCTGTGGTCTGGGTAATAATTTGATCGTACTACAAATGATGTTCTTGGGTCTAACACATCTAATGTGAAATAGCTGTCTCCGTCTTTCCAATCCATATTAACATCTACATAGACATATCCGACGCCGCAAATCTCCAGATATCTTCCAAGCTCCTGCGTTTTTGCCTTTACATTTTCTGTCTCGTAGCAATCATTCAACATTGATACGGCTCTTGCAATGCTTTCTTTCTCTTTTCCACGCTGTACAAGTGTTATCGGATTACCAAAAGCAAAACCGCACCAGAACTCCGTTATTTCGTTTGCAACGTTATCTATGCAGTGAATGTCAATGTCCGTTCTGGTCTTTTTAACACGCTGTAACGGCTGATTTCCTGCATCATAATCAAGAAGATACTGCGTCATTTGCCCATTCAATTCATGTTCAATTACTGCTTCACGTAATACAGAAATTACATTTTCCCTTGTAATCTCTGGCACGTCTGTATAGATAACATTTCTTCCTGCATGCATGATAACTGCTCCTTAAACAAATGATACGCCGCTTGATGTGGCTCTCTGTGGTAATCTCTTTGCTTCTGTCTCTCCTGTGTCATAGTGGTATATGATTCTCTTTTCACATTTGCGGCACTTACAGATTGTATTTGTCTGTGACCGCATATCATGCCTGCCTACCGTTCTATGACATATTGGACAGTATATTGTTTTTGATTCTATCAAGATAAATCCCCCTTTTATGCATTAAAAAAGGCACCGTCATGAAAACGATGCCTTTTTGAGAGAGGTGTGAAAACTTATTGATTTGGTCTTTAACCATTTTAATGATACCACGCTGTATATAGGACATTCTAGGACAACATCATGATCCAATATACTGTTCACCGTATTTTTTTTCAAATTCCTTTAATGCCCTGCCATGTAGCCTAGTAATATTCCTAAAAGAGTAATTCATTTCAGTTGCCATTACTTCAAATGTCTTTTTCTCAATGTACCTTGCAAAAAGAATGTTATAGACATTCTCATCTTCCATGCTGTCTATCTGGCTTATAATCGTATTTTTCTTGTCAACATATCCATCTATCATGCAGTCAAGCTCACGTTCCATTTCATCAATTTTAGAGAACGTAGCACCTAACTTGTCTAGGTCTGGGGTAGACTTTACACGTTCATCATTCTGTATAGCCGTAACATTGCAAGCCATTTCTCGCAACTGCTGTATTTCCACCAGTTTGTTATTAATCATTCTATTCAGCCTGCTTATCTGGTTAAGATATTCCTTTGTCTGCATACTTACTCCTCTCCTAAATAGGACTTTGCATAATAACAGTTGTCTTAATACCACCGTTTCTCATTTCATTCTCAAACAATGCTATAGAGTCCGGTGCATCATCATGCTTTACTTTTCCACTTCTTGTTATGGTCGTAAGTTCTTTCATGAATTTGTAATACTGACTTTGCCTGTCCATTTTCTTAAAATCTCTGAAATAATAATCACGGATGATATTATCTCTAGCGTTTTCCATTCTGGTTATCTTGTTAGTACAGTTGAATTTAAACCTTGCACTGCATCTTCCACCCAGTTTTTTAACAAGCTCCATTACATCACGTCCGAAATATTCTCCTGCACTGTTGCTTTCAAAGGTCACCGTCTTTACGTTGTGCTTAATAAGCATATTTGCGCATTCCGGCTTGGTAAACTGTGTTCCGGCGTTGTCAAACACTACATCTACGATATAAACCTCATTTCCGTATACATAACCAATAGGCATTGAGCAACTGTCTTCTCCCTTATCTGCGCTATCGCAAGCCGCCATGATCGCATCTGGTTCTCTGTCAATTGGTAATTCTTCAAAGTAATTAAGCTCATTCTCTGCAAACATTCGCCCTTTTGCTTCAAATGGTTCTTGTTGGAACTCTGCCGCCCACGTTTCTTCCGAAACAAGTTTTCTTTCCTTTTGGTAGTAAACGGTTGTGAATATCTTCCGCAATCCCTTTTTATCTTTTCGATAAATCTCCCAATTGCTTTCATCTGTGATCGGGTCAAGCGCCGGAATCGCAACCTCTTTCCATCTCCACTCCAATTCATCAGCTTTATTCTGTAGTGCTGTAATCGGGTCATACAGACTGTATTTAGTTCCCTGTATAATAATAGGCGTACCCTCTAATCTACGTCCAAGTACATCATCCGTAACCTTTTCGCAAAGGAACTCCAGGCGGTCACGATTCCTTGCTTCTTCGTGGTTTTTTACGCAGTCGTCAATGTATACAAGAACATTTGCTTCGGTACATCCTACAATGGCACCGTCTATAGGTCTACAAGTGAATGTCGGGAATATATTTTTCTTTTTAAGGTCAATTGAAAGATTTTCAGCACTCTTGTAATTTTCTCCTATCTTCGTTGCTTCTGGGAAAACACTTAAGAATCTTTTGTACGTGCTTTCTGTTTCAAATCCTTGTAACAAACCGCCATAAAATCGCTTAACAAGTCCTTCTCCTTTACCAACGCCAAATATACTGCCATCCGGGTCACGACCGCCCATCATCATAGCAAGTCGCAATCCGCCTGTAGTTTTTCCAGTACGTTTAGGCTGTGATACGGACAGAAAATCAAGTTTACCGTCATATATTTCTTGGTAAGCACCTACAACTGGCTGTAATACTTTCTTTCTCGGAAAATAAAATCTCTTGTATGGGTCTTTTTCGTCAATCTCAATATATCGGAAAAAGCTGTCTACCAGGTATGCGGATTCCAGTCTTAATACCTCATAGTAGTTATTTAAGACTAAAAATTCGGCGTTATTATCTCCGCAGTATATCTCTAAATCGTCAATATGACCGCCGCCTGTGCTTTCCGCAACTATGCTGTCTATTAATTTCTTTGTTTTATTGGAAATTTCCAGTGAGAATGGTATGTCTTTGTCATTATACATACCCCACTGTATAGAATTGACATAGGCATTTATTACTTCTTCGGATTCCCCATTTTTAACAATGTTATGGATTCCTTTTCGCTCTATGTAATTGTCATTACCTTTTAACTGGTTTATTAAATCCTTACTTGCCAAAAAGGACACCTCCGCATAGCAGAAGTGCCTTGACCTCTGCCTATAATTTTTCTAGGTTAGCGACTAACTCCATTTGTTAGCCGGTAAATATATTTATTTGCCAATTTCTACAGTTCCTAAGTATTCGACACTGTCTTTTGAAGTATAGACAATGACTTTATCGCCATGAACCATATTAGGTTTTTCTGTGACTTCGATTTTGTTCTCATTTTCTACAAAAATAAATTCAACGCTTCCCTTGTAGGTTATCAGTCGTCCATTTATGCAAACTGTAATTATCTCATAGTTGTAAGCTGGCGTACATGAAGCTGTAATTTGGTATCTAACATAAATACCACTTTGTATCTCTTCTATTTCATATTCGTATTTTTTGGTTTTATTAGCCCAATTTAAAAATAATATCAGTGCAACAATGCTAACAACAATAACAATAATGGGAATAATGGTTTTAAAAATTTTTTTCATAAAATCTCTTTTCCGCTGATAATCAACAACTAAATTATTTTTAATTTATTTTATTCAATCCATGCATTATCCAAATAGTAAAATCCAAATACGCAAGACCCTGTTAAGATAATCCAAAAAATCCAAAACAAAACAATTCCAATTTTTCCGTTTGTTTCCAATATGTTAATCGTATCGTCAATAGATAATCCATTGTAAAAATTTGTTTTATCTGAAATTGTTCCGTCTCTCAAATCTGTGAATATAGTTCCTATAAATTCTGTTCCTATGCCATAGTAAACAAATTTTACTTTTACATATTCCCCAGATTTCCAACTGTATGTTTTTCCACCGTTTATAGTTGTTATATAATCTGCACTGGGCAAATTAATTTTAGCACACGGAAATACTATTCCAAGGAAAGAGACTTTTTCTGACTGTAAAGATTCTGAATCGTATGTGTCCCACCGATAGTATTCTTCGGTTTTCGTATATTTTTTTCCCTTAGAATCTGTCTTAGTTACTTCTCTTTCATGCTTTTCGTATCTTTCTTCTACTTTTTTCACATAAATGTATTCGCCGCCTATTTCTGGATATGCAACCGTGTCAACTGCTTTCAAGTCTCCATATACAAAGGCGTTACCTACATTTGTGTTCATTCCATATTGGAAAATATCTGTAGATTCAATATGAATTGCTTTGTTATACATATCATTTTCATCTGCCTGGCTTTCTGATATTTTCTCTGAAATCAATACACCGAAAAGTAACATGATAGCAACAATAGTGATGCTTGCAAGTATTTCCCTTTTGGTTATCTCAAAATTACTCATAATCAATCTCCAAATAGATTTTGCGGTGCTTTTTCTGGGGCATCATATTCAAGATACTTGTATTCCCGTTCCTCATATCCCAACATATCCAAAAACATTCTTGTGGGAAACTTCCTGACATATCTTTTATATTCTCTAATCTGCTTATTGTAGTTTTCCCGGTACTGTGCAATCAGATTTTCTGTAATAGATAATTCGTTCATAAACTGCTTATAATTTTCATTGCTTTTTAGTTCTGGGTATGCTTCTGAAACCGCTGTAATAGCTGTTGTGGCATTTTCAATATCTCCTGTAGAGCCACGACCAGCTACGATAGCTTTTAATGTTTCTGCTTCATGCTTATCATACTGTTTTACACAATCTGCAAGATTGTAAACTAGGTCAACTCTTCGTTGTTCCTGCACACTAATATCAGATTTTGCAGAGTCTACAGCTTCTTCCAAAACAAAAGCCTTATTCTGCGAACTCTGAACCCCAAATATGTACAAAGCAATGACCGCTATTACTCCTGATGCAATTATTAATCCCATTTTCCAGTTATTTTTCATTAATCTTTCCTCTCTTTCCTATCTTGCATAAACCGTATTGTGGCACAATGGACATTCAGCTTTCCATTCGTCACCTTCAATCTGGCATCCGCAATATTCATATTCTCCCTTATCCGCTTCAAATATGGTCTTACATTCCTTACACTCAAAGCGAATAAGTTTCTTAGCAAATTCCAAACTGCCCTCTCTAATTATCTTCATTCTTCCCACCGTCCATTAAAACAACATGTGTTACTTTCCCAGTTTTTGTTACTTGGTCTACTTCCAGTTTTGTCTGAAGCTTATCAATATGCATATCAATATTTGTCATATGCCTAATTTGCTTATCCCCGACGCACAAACTTGTACTGCCGTCCTCATACTGTAAAAGTAATAATTTAATCTTTTTGCTTTCCTGCATTTTTGACTTTATCGTTATATCTCTGATAATCACAAGCAAAATAACCGCTATCCAATAGCACGCATATGCTGTTTTGCCTAACAAAATATAAAAAATTGCTCCTATTACGCAAGCCACAAAGCAAATAGCAATTATTCTGGCATATTCAATTAATGTCTTTGCTACAATTTTAAGTATTCTTTTCATTCTCAACACCTCTCTCAATCGGTTCTTGATTATATTGGCATGACCATTCTGGAAATTCGGTTGTTTTTATCTTATCAGGCTGAATATTCGGAACGCTAAAATAATCTAAAATTTCTCTTGAAATATTTATGCCGAAATTTCTCAACGCTTCTTTAGATGGTGGTTGATACTCATTTGAACCTCACATGATTGATTTCTGAAAGCTGCTTGTTGCTAATTACGGACAGTCTCCGCTTATTACTCGGCAAACATGCTATCAATCAGTTTCTTTGCTTGCGTTTACCCATTCCGCCACACATCTACTACTCGCGTAGTAACTATTTAAGCTATTACCACTAAGAATTATTAAGTAAAGGGGAATCCGACTGTAACGGTCATATCTGCGTAAGCTATGGTTCGGGGTTTCATCAAGCGGTCAAGTGTTGTGGAATTTCACTCGACCGATACCAGTCGGACGGTCTCTCACCGCCCTTAACAGTAGTCCTAACTGGTGTAGAGGAGATTACATACCTATCTCGGAAGAAAAGGTAAATAGTGTGTGCGTCCTGTCCAAAATGCTGAAAACAGGACTAATAGCAACGGTAGGAGTCGAACCTACTCTGCCCGTTTTCGTTGCTTGATAAGTTGTAATAGCTTGGATGGTTTACATTGTCCATAATTACTCCTTTGGAATTTCGTATATATTTCTGTTTAAGACCTGTAACTCTCTTTTTGTGGCGCTCATAGTTTGCATAAGTCCTATTGCATCAAGAGATCGAATGTCAATAGGATTATAAAAATCGTTAATCTCGTCAAATACTTCCCTTGCACGTTCTGGCGTTTCATACTGCCCTATAACACGTTCCTTATCTCCTACAAGTGCCAATAAATGATTGTAATTTACGGATATAGGCGTACTCTCAAAATCTACCGACAAATCTCTTTTCTGGCTAATTATTCGCATTTTCTCTCTTCTCCCTGTGTTCAAATTGGCATTCCAGCATCTTTGATATGTTCTGCCTGTCGCATTTAATGCCATGACCTTGTCTGAATAACTCACATTCTAAGACTTGACCGCATTTTGAACACTCGTCTGTGATTTGCTTGCCGAAGATTAACACGGCTATGACTCCTTACCTGTTTTGTAAACGAACATAAGTATTTCAAAAACTGACCATGCCATTTTCACGCCTGCTAACCAGAATAACAATGTTGGCGCCTGTAACTTAATCAAAATCCATATAAGAATAATTCCTGTGACCATATTGACTCCTTTTTTTATTTTTGAAAAATTTTTAGAAATAGTGTGTCTGGATAATTAATATCTGTGTGTTGGATAAGGGCTTTTTGTTTATCGGGTAGTTTTGCTGACTTAGTAGGGGCTGTCTCGTCCGTTCTTCCGACCCCCTCCCCCTGCCTGCCAGGTTCATGCCATCAATCGAACGTATGTTAACTATTCGCAAAATATTAATTTTCCGTACTCTTTAATGCCATTGTCAAAAGCCTTGAAACCCTTATAAATACTGCATTTCTAGCTGTTTGTATTACTGTCAATAATACTATTATTGTCTTCTAATTGCTGAAAACTGCCATTGTTTGCACCTAACTGGTGTAGTTCTGTTACTGTAAGAGCTGTATTGTTCGCCTTTTCTCTGCTGACACCAGGCAGATTCCATCCATGCTTTTTATTAAGCGACGGTAATACTTTCATGGGATTTATACGCTTGTCATGTAACATAGCTTCCAACGATTGCTCGTTATCGTCCATGATTTTTTCGTGCAAGTCGAATCGTGCGTTACTTGATTTCCAGTTATAGATAGTCTGTTTATCTATCCCTGTCATGTCTATAAATCCCTTTAATGTAACTTCTTGACAATGATTATTACATATCCTCTTGTATATATAATTATATATATATAATACCTTATCTTGATTATATTGGTTATATGGACTAGGTATATCTTTAAGCAGTATAGTGTTATCCTTAAAGACATTTATGTAAATCTCATCAATGATATCGTTCCATATCTGTGGGGGTATATCATGCTCGTCCAGATCGTTGGCTGCGCAATATTTGGCTATAATATCTTTAACAATGCTTATACAATTAGATTGGTCTATAGCTTTAATATCTGCCATGTTTACACCTCCTTGAAAAACAAAAAGCCCTTTAAACCAAATAAGAATACAAACACTGCATGTTATAAATACAGCATAAGTAAAACATATTTGCCTTAAAAGGCTTTTCTTGCGTATAAAACAGCTATTATGAGCTGTCCTGTAAATCTTAATCGTGTAAAGCTCTCGTATGAGCTTATAAACAGAATAAAACACATTTTATAAAAATGCAATAGGTTTTTAAAAAAATATTTTATCCAGTTCTGACCATATTACGCACTATAATATTGCTATATATAAATATATACCTCTGGGGGATATATAGCCTAAAGGTATGGTATAATTTATACACCCATTTATATTATATATAAATTAATTATAGGGGCTTAAAATGGTCATAATCGCATTGTTTCATACACTAAAAACAGGCTAGGAGTAATCCCCTAACCTGTAAAATGTGTTAATTATTTATACCCTTGAGTGTATATAGAGCCCCCGTCGGCATATGTAGGATATCACATAATAAATAAAAATGCAATGGATATTTTAAAATTATCCAGTAGATAATCGGTTAGATATATCCGCAAATGGAAATTTAAACCGACAAGAAAAATCTGTCTTTAAATCCAAAATTTAAAAACTGTTTTGCTCTTAACAGGAAAATTTTTGTTGTCTCGCGCGTATACGCGATATATAACCTATACTAACCTTACCTAACCTATACTACGTATACAAAATGTATACAAAATGGAAACAACGGGTAAAATTTGGAAATATTTTAATGTCTAAAACGGTGGTTTATCTGGTAGTTTTATGTCGGTCAGAGTCGGCTCTTGCTCTACAGGCTTAATAATACATGTCTTCCTTGCGTTTATCTCTTCCTGTAGCTTCAAAAGTCGCATGCGGTTGTCTGTCTCTTCCTGTTCTGTCGTTATATGCTTCTCAAATGCCCTAGAATCAATTTTAATATCGTTGTCGATAATTTTACCATCAAATTCATTTTCATTCGTCCTAGGCGATTCTGTGACGTTTGAGAGGTATTCCTCTGCATCTGGTAAATCAAAATTATTATGTAAATCTTTATCTATTAAATCTTGTATATACTGGCTTATAGATTTACCTGTCTTATTGATTATTTGCTCTTTAGTGCCTTTTGCTAATCTAATTTGCACTATATCAAATTTTGCACGGTAGTTTTCATTTGCTATTTTCTGGTAATCTTTCATATTTTCCTCTCTTTCTTGCGATATAACAAGAGATATCGCATACTATATATGCATGTTATATATAACTATTATATCGCATGTTATTGTATAATGCAAACAAAAAGCACCCTTTCGGATGCTCTTATAATCTGTTAAATATGTGGGTCGTATCTTGGGATCGTGTCCATGTCTATTATCTGTACTTGTCCTCTATCGTCCAGTTTAAACACTAACATTATGCCGCCTATGATCGTGCAATCTGGGAGATCATTAAATTTGCAAGGTAATATGTTATCGTCCCACATATATAGAATATTATAATTATGCCTTGCCATGCCTTTTAATATATCGTAAAAGATTTTAAATTGCAGCCCTTTGTCTCGATTTACAAGATATAATTGTCTTGTGCTTATCGCGTATGGCTTTTTGGGATTTACTGTAAATCCTACAGGTGTACCATAATTAGGGTCTTTGCAATACTTAGTACGTGTTATGCTCTTATCGTACCAGTTAGCAATACCGGCTTTCCTGTATTCTTCCAGTGTCCCCGGAAAGAATATCTTTATGATGCCTGTGTGCTGATCTGCTAGGCTCTTTATGTTATCCACAATAAAATTTATATGCCATTCTTTTTCCGACGGTAGATTTAGTGCTGTAAAGTAGTCGTATATATCGGTCTTTTGCAGTTTTGCCACGTTGCGACAAAAGAAAGTATATATATTATTACTAGATATTAGCTTGCTCGTAACAGGTTTGTTCATGCTTACTAATTCGCTGTAATAGTCCATATAATTACAGTTTATATCCTCTTCTGCTTCCCTTTCCGTTATTACTCTATACGTCCTATCTTGCGATGCTATAACATAGTTTCCTTTTATTGGCTTATGCCATCTTAAAGCCAATTCTTCCAGTTTATCTGACCCGATCATGTCTATTGCTTGCTGTATCATTTTTCCCTCTCCTTAATCACAAAAAGACCGCCAAAAGCGGTCTTTTCTTTATACCATCCAAACGTCTGTTATAACGTTTTCTTCGTCTACGCTAAACAGAAACTGCGTAGATTCTGCACTGTTGATATATGCTATATAATCTCCATTGTTTTCCGATTCCTTTGCGATTACTTCCGTTTCCCCGTCTTCTTCAAAATCTTCAAAAGCGCATATTACCTCTTCTGCATCCCATTCTGAACCGATAAGCTCTGTTAAGTTTTCTAATACGTTTTCTGCTGTCATTTCTTTTTCCTCCTAATTTTAAATTTTTATTGACTAATCAAAACCATTATAATACTATATATACATAGCTTTGCTATGGTGTAGCATCCATGACGTGCTACACAGTCGCCACAGTCTACGGTGTGGCGTTGGATTTAAAAAATATTTTTTAGGAATTGGTACAGTTATTTACTGTACCTTTTTTCTTTCCAGTGCTTATATATTTCGCAGCTTGCACTGTTTAAAATATCTTTTTCTGTTTCTTTATTCACGTTTCCATCATCATCCACGTGAATAAGTGTTCCTGTCGGGCAATGAACAACATCATTGCATGATAATGAATGAAATTGCTCTCTCTTTTCCCTGTATTCATTTGCTTTGCTTGAAATATTTACTAATATTTCAAGCTGTTTCAACGAAAATGCTTTTAATATCTCATCAGAGAATTGTTCTCTGATGTACCATTCCATATTATTTATAGCTCTCTGCTTTTTATATAAAAGTTCCTCTCTTCTCATGTTTCCGTCTCCTCTCTCTGCTTGTTTCCTGTTGACTATACAATAACATATTAGTGCTTAATTGTCAACACTTAATTAGTGCTTAATTCAAATTATTTTTTCATTTTGTCCATTCTTGCCAGTTCTTCTAATATTAACTGTCTCGCAAATGCGCTTGTTTTTAGTCCATATGCATTTATTCTGTCTACTGTGCCTTGCGGTAATATTATGTTTATTCTGTCTCTGCTTTCCATACATTTTTTTACTGCTTTCCTGTTTTTTAGTGCTTTTTCATTTTCTGTTACTGCCATGCTTCAAACCTCCTTTGCATTGTTATAACTACATTATATATATTAGTGCTTAAATAGTCAATAACTTTTTTAGTGCTTAATAAAAATGCACAAAATGATATAATTATATTAGTGCTTAATTTGTTTATTCTGCATATTGTAATTAGTGCTTAATAATGATATTATAATCTCAACAACAAAACAAAACAAAAGGCGGTTGCCACTCTCACAAAGTCAAACAACCGCCACCAATCAAAAAGAAAGGTAGCTATATTATAGCACAGGTAAAAAGAAATGAGAAGAACAAATAGCAAGGAAGTTAAGGCAGCAGTTAAAAATTATTTGACAGAGGTTGCACAGAGCGAAAATCTTAACACGATCAAGGACATTAAAGACAAGTTTATAAACGAATACGGTTGGGCGGTTGCAAGACTCGGGGAGCGCAACGCCTGTATCGAATGGCTTAGAGGTTTAGGCGTTGGCGTTGATTATAGTTATTATGATATTATTCAGCTTATGGCTGAATGGTTAGACGAAAGCACAGAAGAATCCGAAAAATGGCTTGATAAGCGCGGAGATGGTCTTTATTGGGACTTATTAGCAAGGGAGATTTTAGCAAGCAAATAATTAGCAAGGTTGGCTTTTCCGGGGTTCGATTCCCCGACTTGCTTTTTAAAACATAGCCTAGAATTAACTAGGCTATTATTATATAATTTTTTAAGAGGTGGTTAATATGTATTATAAAAACGTGGATATAAAAGATTTAGAATCTATACTAAAAAAAGGCATTCTATCCATGGACGATTGCAAAAATAATAACTGGGATGACGGAAGAAGAGCAAATAATCCGACTAATGTTGTTTACTTATTTAAGCCTAAAAATCGGAATTGCTTAGTAATGTACGGACTAATTTTGCTAGAAATCCGGGAAGAAATAAACGCAAGGCATGTAGAACTTTGCAAAAATGATTACAACGCGGAAAATTACGTTGAATTTATCGTTGATCGTGTTGCTCCGCAAGAAATAAAAGCCATTTATGCGCCTTTATTTTTAAAAGAGCGCATATCCGTTATGCTTACAAAAGATGTTGCTAGTCGCATAACATGGGTGGAATTTAAAGCGTATGTATACACTCCAGATACAGCACAGGCGGTCAAATTTGGTCGTTTTGGTTCTGGATATAGAGAATGCAGCGCATACGAATATTCGCTGATGCAAAAAGACAGTTGTAATCTAAGCACTAACGATTTTAATTATTTTAGAGGATTTGATAAAAACAGACTTATATGTGATTATCCAATATTAGATTATATTTTTTAGAGTGGACTTGTTCCGCTCTTTTTCCAGTTCCATGTTACCGTACAGGGCTATGTGCGCGTTATCCGTCCATGTAACCGTATGCAGTAACCGTACCTTGACAAGAGCATAAAACAGGCGTAGAGTGTTTATAACTATATCCGTGTTATAAATGTACCCTGTTAGCTTTAAACTGCCTTACAGTGGCTTACAGTGCGTTCTGCTGGTATATCTGTACTGCATAGTTATGTAAACATTGCATGTAACGCATTGTAGACGATTCTAAGCGGTCTTATTTTGCTGTCATGTATTTATACATCAAATACGCACAGGACGTTTACAGGACTTTCAGTGGCTTGCTATGTGGTAGTGTTTCCATGCTCTTAAATGATCGCATTCTGACAGGCTCAATTATGGCACTTTAGCACACTAAAATTTCTGATTCATTTTCTGGAGACAATCCGTTTAAAATCCTCTGAAAATTTTGGCGCATTTCTAAAATGACTTTTCAAGCTGTAAACCACCATAGGGGGGCATCAAAATTTTTCCGAATGTTTCGGAAAATCCGAACAAAATTTTGCTTCAAAACCGTTCTGAAAATCCCAGTCAGAAAAGTACCCCAGGGGCGGTCAAATTTGTTTCAGAATATTTTTTTTCTCCTAGGGATTTTTAGGTACACATCTTTTTTCAACATTTTTCTGTGGAAATTTGAAATTTCTTTGCAAAAATCAATCTCAAATTGCATTAGTACGCAACTTTGCCAGCAAATCATCTAGCAGATATATTATCTCTTTCCCATAATCAGCCATGAAATTACACAACCGTTCTTCCAAATCTATAGGTATAGACATATTATGCTCAAAGCACATGACATGAGTTAGTTCATGACAGATTACACGTTCTGTCATATATGCAGACATACCGACTGCGATTGATACTGTCTTAGTGTTGTTGTCTGTAACACCAAATGTGTACGCTCCGTCACTGCGCTGTAAGTATTGGCTATTGGCAGGAACAAAAGCTAATTGCCATGTCTGACCGTTTACCGTAAAATACATAGCATACTCCTAACTAAAAAGGCTAGAGTTATTCGCCCTAGCCTATTCCCTTACATCTTAGCCGCAAGTGTGGTAATCCTTGTCTTTGCCATTTGACGTTCTTCCGGTGTCATTTCTGACAAAAGACCTGTTAAATCCTCTGACAGTTCTTTCAGATATTCTTCCAGACTGCGCATATTGGCTTCCTTGTCCTGTGGTGTACTGCCCTTATGCATTTCTTTGGTTTCCATGTAGCCCTTACGCATTATGCCCGCTTTGCCCTCTCTGCTGTCTCTCATACCACCGTCTTTGCGCATGGGTTCTGTCTCGGTATAGTACATACGTCCCCTTGATGCCCTGTCAAGGTCACGCATACGCTCACGTTCAGACATGGAATCCCAGTCTTGTAAATCTTCCCTGTTCATCATGTGCATATATGGCGGTTCTTCATAGCCACGTCTGCCTACATACGTACCTCTGCCCTTTGGTGCATATCTGCCAGTAGTCTTATAACGATAACTGTCATAAAATCTACGTTCCGGGTAATCTTCGTACTCTTCAATCATCCGCATAATTTCTTCGTTATCTTCCGATTTTTCCATAGCTTCTACAATTCGGTAGTCTTTGTCAAAGCATACGATGTTCTTTGCAATCTCCGTCCAGTCCTTAAGATCATCAAGGTTTTGACCCTCAAAATTCTCGATTCCGATGCCATCAACGTGGGCTTTCACGCAATCCATAATCTGTTTCGCAAACTTATGCATAATATCAAGCCTCCCTTACTGCAATCAAATTACTGTTCTGAACCTCGATAGCCTGTGTGGACGTATTCTGCACTGCTACCGTACTGCAGCAACCGCAAGGCACATCAACGTATGCTTGTGCTGATACATTAAAGAAATTCTCAACTGCTGCAGGGGTTACGATCATCTTTGTTGACTGCAAAGGCTCTCCGTCAACCGCGATTGCAAGCGAAATCTCTCCAACCGTACCGCCTGTCGGAATCTGAATGTTGCCTGAATACGACACAAGGAATCTAGCCTTGCATTGATTGGTAATACCTCTTAATTTAATAATTCCACTGCCCTGTCTGTGTACAATACATTTACTACCGCAAACCGGTGTTTCTGTAAATGACACATCTTCGCCGGCGGCAACTGTTTGTAATGCAATTTCTGTAATTTCCATTATCTTTACCTCTCTTTCTAAAAAAATAAGGGCAAACCATACAAGTCTGCCCTTTAAATTTAAGTAATACTGCATAGCAGACATGATCGAGTTAAACTCAATTAAGATACTCAATTATTTATTTTTGCGTAGCTGCTACTTTTAGCTGCTACTTTTAGCAGCCACATCCTGTATTACATCCGCATCCGTTGTATGCATAACCGTAGAGGTTAGATGCAGGAAATGCTGGTACAGGTGTCGGTCTTACAGCATCAATAATCTGATTCGTCTGCGTAGCCATAGCGGTTGTCAGAAGTGCATTCTGTCTATCCTGTGAAGCGGCTCTGCGTAAATCATTATTCTCTGCCTGTAAGGATGCGATCTTGTCATTGGTCAAGAAGTCAAGAATTGCTCTTGTTCCTGCCTGCTGGCTGTCGATAATGTCTCTTGTATTGCTGTTCATGGTGTTCTGCAAAGCACAGGTGTTAGTTGCTAAATTGTAATTAACTCCCTGAATAGCTTCACGGGTTTCACAGCAACAGTTAGCAAGCTGTGTCTGCAAAGCATTTGTATTCTGCATATTAGCAACCGTATCAGCGTTGATCGCCTGCTGAATGCCGAATCCGGTCTGCAAAATGTTTGTGTTGATGCCATTCATGCCGTTTTGCACTGCATAAAATCCGTCACAAAGTCCGTTTGTAATGCCATCAAGTTTTGATACAACCGCCTGATTATCAAATCCGCGCTGAATTTCGCTTCCGACACCGCCATTCATTCCGTTTCCTCCGAATCCGTTACCGAATCCACCCCATCCGAAGATAGCGAAGATAACGATAATGAACCATAACCATGAGCCTTCTGCGCCCCATCCGTTGTTATTTCCATTTCCGTCAATATTCGCGACTAATGGAACGGATGCACAATTGTTTGAAAACATACTTTTTACCTCCATTAAATTTATTTCTAATCTTGCAAGAATTAGCTTTTATAAATGAAACTGTTTTTTAATTTGGTTCATTGCTTCATCAGGGTTCAATCCCTTTTCTTTGCACAGATTCCTAGCCATCTGCTCAATGCCCTTGGTGTCTCCGTTCTGCGCCATCTGCATAGCATTCTTGGCTATTGGATTCTGCATTAACTGGCTGTTCCCCATAAGCTGTTGTACCATCTGCTGTGGATTTCCACTTTTCATCATTTGCATTAACTGCATTGGATTAAACATACTTAATCATCCTTTCTTTGCGTCTGTGAAGTTTTTCTTTGGGATTGCAAAGATTTTTCTAACTGCCCCAGCCTGTCAGATATTTCATCAAACTTGTTCATAATATTCTGTGAGGATTCTTCCGATAGGTCACACTTAATTTTTTCTGGTCCGGGTGCTGTCTTAGGCTCGTTATCCAAAACAGGCTTATAAGTAACTGTGCGGATTGTACCGTCTGCATTCCAGCTCTTGGCGTATACCTCTGACAAGTCCTGCTTTGGGAAAAATGCAACACTACCGTCCATAGGTACATCATTTGCTGTTATCTGACTCATTTCCGCAATTATTTTTCCGTTAATTCCCTGTACAACCTGATTCTGCTGGTAACTGTTTGGTATATTCTGCTGATAATCTATTGATCTGTTTTGCACCTGTGCCAGTGGGTTATAATACTGCGGATAACCCTGCTGGTTCTGCTGTAGGTAATATGGATTCACATACGGTTGCATATTGGTTCTCCTTTTTCAGCTTTTCAGTCTCATATAATATGTTCGTATCATCATAAGATAGGTATTTAGTAATCTGTTCTTGTTGATTGCATATTCTCATTAACATCTTTTAATACTTCCTGTATCGCATGGGTCATGGCTACTTGGTAGATTGTTGGTATTGCCTGCACATCTTCCCTTGCGCATAACTTCTCTATGATTTCGTCCGTTTCAATATTCATGGGTTCTATTCCTCCCTTTGTAATTATCATAAAACAAAAAGAGCCATTAATAGCGCCTAATAATTGCCACTATAATGACTCAAAAGTGTAGTAAATATGCACATTAGCACTAACCCCATGCCATGGGTATGGCGTTATTTTACTGCTAAATTAATATACCTATATTAGCAGTAAATATATACCATTGGATAGCATTATAGTAGTGCTAAAAATCTTTCAATTTTATCTCAATATTTCCATTGCTAATTATGATTTTTTCAATTATACTTTTTAGTAACATATTTTTTTGTTTCTTGTCGATATCTTCCCAAATGTCGGCAAGATTTTTTATGTTCTTAAATACATTTTGTCTAGTTTTATTTGTTTCTATTGCAGATTCTTCCTTGATCTGTTCACGGATATTTTCTATTACTTTCTCAATTTCTTTAATCATGCCGATAACATCATCATTACCCTCTGCATACAGGTTATATAGCCTTTTACGCTTAGTCTGCTCTTTTTCTAATTGCCCTTGCAATATTTCCAATTTAGATTCTTTTACTCTTGGCTTATAGTCTGATATATTAGCAGATATTAAAAGTATTTCGTCCTCTACAGCTTTTTCAATATCCGAAGCCCATTCCAAGGTATTATTACAATTTGGATTGTGGTTAGGAAGATAATGCAAGTCCTTATTCCTGGAACAACAGTAAATCTTATGTTTTCCATGCGTCCACTTCTGGTACCTCATAGCGCATCCACAAATTCCGCAGTAACACAAACCTGTCAATAAGTTAGTTTGGATGTTATGGCAACTTGCCCTTTTGTTTTTCCTTATTGCTCTGAATTGTTGGGCTTTTTCAAACACTTCCTTATTAAATATAGGTTCATGCAATCCCTGATAGATATTCCCCTTATACGGTATCATTCCAATATTCACAGGGCTTGTAAGTACCTGCTTCACAACAAATTCGCTTTTAAATCCCAACATATCACGGATTTTTACATCCGAATATCCCTGTAAAAACAAGTCCATTGCCTTGTTTGCCTGTTCCTTGCGTTCTGAAATTGGTATAAGTGTTCCTGTATCTTTGCTGTATGTATAGCAGTATGGAAGATTCCCACCGCCCATCCAGTAGCCTTGTTTGACACGTTCTAACATTCCACCACGCATGCGCAACAGCATTGTATTCTTGTCAAGTTGTGCGAATACTGCCATCATCTGTGTATAAGCCTGCTCCATTGGATTATCATAGCTGATACTATCATGTACACACTTAAACTCTACGTTGTTCTTTAAAAACACACGCTCAATCAGATAGATACCGTCCACCATGCTACGTGATATTCTATCCAGTTTGAAAGCAACAACATAGCCTACGCGCTTACGATCACAGTCTGATACAAGCCGTTGCAATTCTGGTCTGTCCATATTTGCGCCTGTGTACCCATCATCAATATACCAATCTGTAATTACCAGTTCATTTTTCCTGCAATAATTCTCAATATCTCTCCTTTGACTTTCTAATCCGTTTCCCTCTTCTGCCTGTTTCTCCGTAGAAACACGCATATATGCGACACATTCCATTCTTATTCCTCCATCAGATATAAAAGAATGCGCCATATTCACTACACATGACGCATTCTACACTATTATCAATTTTTCGTCAATTAATCAGTTCTGCAATCAGCTTTAGCACTTCTGACGGCAAAACTACATCTTCTGGATTAATTTCTTTCCCATTCTGTGTAAGCACAACTGTCATATAGTTAAACCTCCGATTCTATTTATTTTTGATTTTATTTTTTCAATTCTTCGGCTAACTGTGCGATTACACGCATTTGTCTTTTGTGCTATTTCTGTAATAGTCTTTCCTTTTGTCAACATTTTAAATACTATTAATTCTTCTTCTGTAAAATTTGCGTTTTCAATGATGCTTTCAAGTTCTGGTCTTGTAAGCTGTGAAAAACGCACTTATTAGTTCACTCCTTTTCTATTTTATTTTTGCACATTCATTACAGTAAAATGCATCCTCAATACCATAATAAACGCCATTTTCATAACTGCCTTTAATGCAACGTATTTTTCCGTCCTGACCTCTCTGCTCTGTCAAAATGTATTTTCTGCACTTCTTGCAATTAATATCCTGTTTTTCTAATTCCATAAAATTATCTCTTAAATCTCAGTTTAGTTTTCTTCTTTTGGCTTTTCACACCGTTCAAATTCGATCACCCATACCCAAGGGTTTGCACTCCAACCATACCAGTCAAGGTCGGATTTCTTGATGGTGGAGGTCCAAAGTTTTTCCCATTCCATCATCACTTCATCACATTGACTGCACTGTTCTTCTGTCCCATAACAGCACTGCGAACCGCTTTCTCCGTATGTATTAAGACAATCCCAACAATCAGGATAAGCTCCCTCTTTTATCACATCAACCGGCTTCATCTCCTGCAGCCGCTCTACTCTCACATCCGTAACCTTAAGCCAGATGCGTGCGGCTTCTTTCGGCATAAATAATGATGGTTTCCACTCTCCATTGTGGCAAAACCACTTATGTACAAATGTGTCATAGTCTAATCGGTCTATGGAATCTGTATTTCCATTTGCAAATTGCAACCTCACATCATCTCCGCCTGCTCTGAATCTTATGTCAGCAGTTGCTTCGTATCGGTGTGCTCGCCAACATTGCCATGTTTCTCTGACATAAAGGATATCGCCCGGCTCGCAAGGCAACTTAAAGAATTTCTCTCCATACCCATCTGCAAATGTACCTCTACACGATATGCACCCTTTAGGTGTAAAAGCGGTATATCCCCATTTTGCATCATTTGGAATGAATCCTTTTACAATTCGTCTGGTACAACCTTTTCTTCCGTCCAGAATTGCCCGAACCATATCAGTATTAAATAATATAGGCTTTATGCTCATTCTTTATCACTCCTTAAATCCTTATTCTATGACGAATCCACTAATTACCTCTTGTCCAACCCTGTATATGTACAGGATCAAACGCTTGCATGCACTTGGGACACATTGGAAACAAACCATTACGATAGTTACTTTCCATATCCCTAAAAACTTTATTCCTTCTCATTCTTTGAAATTCCTCATCTGCCAGCTTAGCATAACTCTGCGCCTTAGATAACATTCTTTGTTGCGTTTCCTCAATATCCTCATGCATTTCTGTCAAATGTACAAGTGTGTCAAATGCATCAATAACCGCTCCGCAATCGCTGCAAGTAACTATCCTGTTGGTGGTATCTACTTCATAATGTGGTGGATTGCATTTGCATATTTTACCTCTGGCACGATTGATTCTTACAAACTCAAAAGATACTATGTCACTCTTCATAAGCGTTACTCCTTAAATTTCAGTTCAATGAACCAACTTTCGTTAATCCATCAACCGCATAACAACCTCTAAATCCCTCAAGCCAGACGGATAATGTCCCACATACCTCTGTTGGTTCGGTTGTTACAATAAATTCCTTGTCTTTATTTTTCTCTGACACATAATATTTGCCATTCATAATGACTTTATCTCCTTTTCGGATCATCTTTTCTACCTCCGTAAATCCTTATTTAATGGTTTCTACATCAAAGAATTCTTGCGACTTTCTCTCCACAATGCATGTTATGCCACTTTTGGTTGTTAATGTCATGTAATGCGTTGTATCCCCTAAATCAATCACTATCTCTCCATTTACTACTTGTACGGTTGCAAAAACTTTATACCCTGTACTCATCATTATTTTTCCTCCTGTAAATCCTTACTCCGTTAGTTCATTGAGACTTTCCTGTAATTCTTGTTCAGTTTATAACATTACCTGTTCATCCCTATTAATGAGCATACTGGCAATACTCCTTGTTACATGCGTCATAATTTCAGCCTGTGAATGGCTTTCTGTGGCATATTTTCTAACAGAATCCAAATTATAAGAAAAACCTGCATCGTCAAGGTACTGTCTGATAAATCGCTCATTGTCTTCCGATGACAGCCTATGTAATTCATGCTTTTCCGTAAATCTACGCTTCACTGCGGTATCAACATCATCCATGAGGTTTGTTGCGGCGATAATTACATGGTCGTTAGTAACTGCATCTAACAGTTGTAACAAGCATGTTGTACTTCTGGAAACCTCTGCGCTCGCTCCTCCTCCATCATATTTCCTCTTTACTGCCAAGCTGTCGATTTCATCCAACATTACAACGCATTGTTGCTGATTGATATAATTGAACAGATTCGTAAGATTCTTCGCTGTACCTCCAAGATAACTGTCAAGCATACGTGATAAATTTACATACAGATACGGAAGTCCCAGTTTATATGCTACATATCTGGAAAAAGCCGTCTTTCCGACTCCACTCTCGCCATAGAGCAATGTTGCATTCAGATACGGGATCTGTTTCTCCATAAGCTGTAAACTCACATCGTTCATGTTTTTGATCAGTTCGAACAATTCCTTTTCTTCGTTTGTCAAGTAATATCTGTTTTCCAAATATGTATTTGTCAGATCTTCCATCGTTGCAAAACTGGAAACATTTGCTGGTAGCTCCATAAGATTCATTCCACCAGATCGTAACAAACTTTGATATTTTGTGACTGCATAATGATTTTTCTGAGTTGTATCCTCAGCGCAACAGCAAAGTGCTGCATCCTTGGCTTTTTGTATATTGTTTTCAGCCACATATCGTACCAAAGCAAGCTGATTCCTCGTCATTCCCATAATTTATTTCCTCCACTAAACTCTAATTTACGCAAACCGGAGCTGTCCGGTCTGATCTTCCATCATTTCAGTTTCTCCAAGAATTATCTTTCGAAATATACTTTCAAAAATCGGAACCGGAATGCTGTTTCCGGCTTGTTTATATAACGCACCATTTTTGCACCCTTGTTTACTAGGATTAGACGCTAATGCATTGTAATAATCTTTATCTGTATATCCCTGTAGGCGCCAGCATTCAAGTTCTGTGAGTAGACGCCATGATCCGTCTGATCTCTGAATAATTCCACTGTTTGGGCACCGATTTTGTTTTGTGGATATTGTCATTGCGTAGTTTTTTATCACAGGTAGCTTGTCGATCGGTGCATTATCAAAATTCATTGGATCTATTCTTGCTTTCAGACTTTTGGAATTTATAGTGTACCAATCGGCAACTTCATTGTCTGGTTGTATAAAGTCCCATATATTCCGCATTGGTGTATGTATTAAATCGGAAAATTCAAAATATTCAGTTCCTAGAACTGATACAGTGAAATATCTTTGCCTTGCTTGGGGAATGCCAAAATCTCTTGCGTCCAAAAGCTCGTAGCTGCTGGTGTACCCCATTTTTGCCATTTCTGCCATGTATCTGTTGTGGTTATGCACCATGTACTTGCTCCGTACGTTCTTCACATTCTCCCAAATCACATATCTTGGCTTCCATACGCCCATCTGCTGAATAATGTGGATCGTCTCCCACATAAGACTTGACCGTGTTTCTGATCCCTCATCTGCCCCCTTCTGTTTCCCGGCAATGCTGAAATCCTGGCACGGACTACCATGTATCAGAATGTCCGGCTTTAAATTCCATCCGACTACGCTTTGCGTCTTGTATGGCAATTCATTGGCAAACATTGCATTGTAGCTTCTGACTGCTTTTTCATCAATTTCCACATAATCAATAGCTTTTACCGGTATTCCAAGATTGCGCAATGCACATCTTGGTGAGCCTATTCCTCCAAACAATTCCAATATCTGAATCATGGCATCACCTCCGGCATGAAATCAAACAACGTAGGCTCATCAATCTCGTTTTCTGCAGCCTGCAGATAACCCACGCCATCCCGGAAGTAATCCGGATTCAGTTCAATGCCATATCCCATGCGGTTCATCTT